TGCTAATGCGGCTAAGTCTGCATCATATGCTTGTACGTTTACGCCAATGTCTGCGTCAACTACCATAGTTGCATCGTAAGCCATTACGTCTGAACCAATAGCAACACCCAATGCTGTTCTAGCATCACTTGCAGATGTACTACCTGTTCCGCCTTTAGCAACTGGAACTGTTCCTAAACTAATATCACCTGCTGAAGATAATGCAAGTGGACTTGTGGCACTAACTGCTACTGTACCTGTTGCGGCTGGCAATGTAATAGTTACATCGGCAGTACTTGCAGGACCTATTAGTGTTGCTTTATTAGTACCGTTGTTTGTTCCTTCTAAAAACTCAATCTTACCACCTGTTGTAGCAGTAGGAGATAGAGTAGGATCAGTTAAAGTTTTGTTTGTTAGTGTTTGCGTTGCCGCAATACCAACAAGTGTTTCGTCACTAACCGCAGTATTAAATTCAGCAAAAGTTCCTGTTACAGTATTATCAGTTAAACTAATTGACTTGTTTGTAAGTGTATCGGTTGTATCTCTACCTACTACAGTTTCATCGCTAACTGCGGTATTAAGTTCTGCTATTGTACCTGTTACTGTATTATCAGTTAAACTAATTGACTTGTTTGTAAGTGTGTCTGTTGTATCTCTAGCTACTACACTTTCGTCACTAACGGCTGTATTCAATTCTGCTATGGTTGTCGTTAATGTATTGTTTGCTAAGTTAACACTTTTATTAGTCAACGTATCCGTTGTAGCTTTACCTACGAACGTGTCGTTGCTATCGGGCAATGCCCAACTGTTACTTGCACTAGGTTTAATAGCGGCTATGATTGGTGATGTTAAAGTTTTGTTTGTTAAAGTTTGTGAACCTACAAGTGTTGTTACAGTACTGTCTATTGCCCATTCAATAGAGTCTGTTGCAGGTGTTGTTGTAATATCAATACCTGTTCCGCCTGTTAAGTTTAAAATATCTTGAATGTTGTCAGCAACAACAGGAGCTTCACCTGCTACTTGGATAGTTTTAAATACGTCTTTTGCTCCACCGTAATCAGCAGTAGCAACTCCACCACTGGTGTATGCACTAAATCCTGTGCCGTCAATTGGTGCTGTTAATTGTCTATCTGAATACAAAGCAAATGTAGTACCAGTTAGTACGTCCATGAAGTACTCGTTACCGTTAACGTTGGTCATTCCTACAACATCAACTAGTGTTACTTCTGTACCATCTGTAAATGCGTGAGCGTTAGTTGTTGTAACTACAACAGGGCTGGCCGCTGTGATGTTGCTAATTGATTTACTAACACCACCCACCAGTGCCGCAATAGTCATCTGGTTTGCATTATCTCTAGTAATGGTCATGTTACCACCAGCAACTAAATTAATATCGTTTGAAATATTATTAACGTCAGTTAGTCTAATTGCAGTAGTTGACAATGGAACAGCTAAAGTATATTCAACATCGAACTTAAATGTGTCTGACGATAAGTCTACATTATTCCATGCAACACCATTTCCTCGTATAAAGTTAATACTATCAGTTACATTATCCGCCTCGATAGTCTGCTCAAGAGTCGTTCCATCAGGTGAATAAAGTTTAACATATCTAAAAAAATCGTAATAAGCAGTCATGTTCGTATTTGTTCCTCTTGTATATTGTATTTATTAAATAATGCTATGCTTGTAATTGGCAACGGTGAAACTAGATATAACATTGATTTAGGTCTGTTTAGAGATACTAAAATAGGATGTAATGCCCTGTATAGAGATTATGCAGTGGATCATTTAGTCTGTTGCGACAAGCGAATGGTCAAAGAAGTACTAGAAGCAAACACATTTAAGGGTACTTTATATACCCGTAAAGACTGGTTTGAGGATTTCAAAGGAGTTGAGTGCTTACCCGACTTACCTTACAAAGGTACAGCAAGACCAGATGATCCTTGGCATTGGGGCAGTGGTCCTTTTGCTGTACTAATTGGAGCAAGATTAGCATATGAATGGAAAGAAACAGTTAACCTAGTAGGGTTTGATTTGTACAATGGAAATATTTACAAGGATACTAAGAACTATGCTAAATCAGATGCAAGGCCAGTAGATCCTAGTTATTGGATACACCAGATGAACAAAGTATTTGAACACTTCCCTAGTGTTACGTTCAATTATTACTCTACAGAAAAATGGCCAGATAAGTACTATAACATAAAGAATTTTAATTTAGAGGAACTTAAATGAACTACGAAGCAAAACATCACGATTCGTTTCCTACTTTGGTTACTAGTTTTGATATCGAAGGACACGAAAGTGAGAAGACCTGTGTAGAGATGATCGATGCTTTTAATGAGTATGGACCTGATCACCCGTTAGTTGCAAAAGGAAAAAGTAGTTATCAAAAAGGCGACGAACAGTTTTTAAACGATCATAAACTTATTCCTCTTTGGAAAACTATACAAGAATGTATTGATGTATACACACAGCATCTTGGTGTTGATTATACTCTATTATCAACTAGCTGGTTTAATTCTTTGTTCAATGGTGGCGCAGTTGACGCCCACAGACATGAACGCAGTATTATTAGTGGTGCATACTATCCGTATGTAGACAAAGGTAGTTCACCTATTGTATTTAGAAACCCTAACCAAGTAAACTTTATGAACTATGCACCCTTGGGGTTAACAGACTACAATAGATATGAATTAGAATGTTTTCCTAAAACAGGATTATTAGTTTTGTTTCCAAGTTGGCTAGAACATCGTGTTATTACAAACCAAACAGAAAAAAGATACACAGTTAGTTTTAACACAATTAGACATAGCGACAGAGCCGCATTTATGAACATACGAGATTATAGGATTGACCCGCATGAAAGCACAGATAGTTGATGGACCGTTTAGGAAAGCAAACTATCCTCTCTTTCCTACACTAGTACAAGTTTACAATTTACAAGATAACCCTAGTAACATTGACATAATCAATTACATTGACGAGCAAGAATTATCTGAATGGCCAAAAGACATTGGTGATGGTTCTTCAACTAGTCAAAACGAAATGAACATTCTTGATAACTTTGATATTAAAAAAGATATTGAAAATTGTGTAAACGAATATTGTATTGATGTTGGACTAGACAAATTAGAAATTGGAAAGAGTTGGATTAATATACAAAGACAGAAAGGCTACATTGCTAGGCACAGACACGAACTTAGTATTATTAGTGGAGCATACTATCCATTTGTAGAACCAAATAGTTCACCGTTAGTTTTTGGAAGTCCAATACTAGGAGCTAAAATGGGCGAGATACATAACCAAGCTACAGAATATACTGCTAACGAAATGGAATTTGATGTACGTACAGGCTTTCTTGTATTGTTTCCAAGTTGGTTATATCATTATACAATTCCAAACCCTTCATTAAAACGAGTAACCTTAAGTTTCAATACATACCACAAAACACTTGACAAGTAGTAATTTTTAATATATAATATTACACATGTTAGAGGACTTTTATGCGTCGACCCTCTTTAAATACTCCGCCGTTATACTTATAGGAGAAGAATATGGCTTATTATAGCACAAAACATTACGGACACAACATAGGATTATCAGCGGTCTTTAGACAACCTAACGCAGATCATTCGCATTGCCATTTACTACATGGTTACAGTTTAGCATTTACATTTACATTTGGATGTGATAAACTAGATGACAAAAACTGGGCAGTAGACTTTGGTGGATTGAAACCTTTGAAGAAGTGGTTAGAAGATCACTTTGATCACAAGACAGCAATTGATAAAAAAGATCCACACTTAGATAAATTTATGGAACTGCAAGAACTTGACCTAGCTGAAATTGTTGTAATGGATGGTGTAGGTGCAGAGAAGTTTGCCGAACACGCATTTAACTTTGCAGACAAACTTGTACGTGAAGCAAGTGACAATCGTTGCTATTGCGTAAGAGCAGAATGTGCAGAACACGGCGCCAACTCAGCAATCTACGAAGGATAGTTTAATGATTTGGGAACAAGTAAATGAGGATCGTAAAAAACTTAAGGTAGCACATTATAAAAATGCGTTTCCAGAAGCAGTAAATGATATTAACTTTACAACACTAGTAGAAGTAAATCAGTATAAGTCTACAGTTACAAACGTAGATGAATTTGTAAAAGGAAGTACACACATTTCTGACATTGGTTCAGACAAGCGTATACAAAAATATTTGTTAGAGTTTCAAAAACACTATGACAGACATGAAACTGAAGCACACTTCAATGCTAGTTTGTTCTTTTCATTAAGTGACGGGCATAATAGCTTGTTCCTACATAATGATTACGAAACTGTTTTGCTTATACAAGGATACGGTGAAACTGCATATCTTGTAACAGATGGAGAAACAATGAACAAGCAAATTTATCATTGTAAAACAGGAGATGCTTTACTGTTACCAAGACTTACAAATCATAAACCTTTAATCTTAGGTCCAAGAGTTACATTAAGTTTGGGTGCTAATCCTTTAAAAGCAATGACCAATAAAAACTTTGGTCCAGTTAATTCGACAATGTAGAGGAAGTTAAATTGCCCAACCATGTAGTTTGTTTAAAGCACGGTAAGAAATATTCAGCAGAATACGTTAATGTTCTTTACAGAATGGTAACACGCAATCTTACCGTGCCACATAACTTTGTTTGCTTTACAGAAGATCCAACAGGTCTTGATATGGGTATACAAGTTAAGCCCTTGCAATTAAACAGCGACATCAACGGTTGGTGGTACAAAACAATGTTCTTTAATCCAGACTTTGGATGTTACGGTACTGTATTGTTTTTAGATTTAGATGTTATTGTGTTTGGAAATATTGATAAGTTGTTTACATACAAGCCGGGCGAGTTTTGTGTAATACGTGATTTTAATCGTAGTGTGCAAAGTCAATGGGACAGAATGAATTCAAGTTGTTTTAGATTAGAAACAGGACAACATGCAAATGTATATCATGAGTTTATGTCTAATCCAGGACAAAATGCACGTAAGTATCACGGAGATCAAGATTGGCTGTATGCTAATGTAAAATCTCAATATAACTTTTGGCCAGATGAATGGATACAAAGTTATAAATGGGAGATGCGTGGACGTCCTGAGATGAATAGATACAACGGCAAACGTAACTTTGTTGCCCCAGGTGAACCAAAGATATTACCTGACACAAGTATTGCAGTATTTCACGGAGACCCTAACCCAAAAGACTGCATTGATCCTTGGTGCAAGGAGAATTGGAAATAATGGACAAATATATTTTTGATGTTGATGGAACACTAACACCAAGTCGTGGACTAATTGACTTAGAATTTAAAATGTTCTTTAATACATTTTGTTTGACACATGATGTATATCTTGTTACAGGTAGTGACCGTGCTAAGACTGTAGAACAACTAAGTGAACCAACATACAATCTAGCAAAACGTGTATACAACTGTTCAGGTAGTGATGTATATGAAGGTAGAATCAATGTTCATCGTAGCGATTGGATTTTACCACGTAGTTGTAGTCATTGGTTAGAAGATAAACTAGAAGAAAGTGCGTTTGAACTTCGTACAGGATTGCATATTGAAGCAAGGCCGGGTATGGTTAACTTCAGCATAGTAGGACGTAAAGCAACGCCCGAACAACGTCAGCAATATGTTAAGTACGACAAGAAACATAACGAACGGGTGAACATTGCCGCTCTGTTCAATTTAGAATTTCAAGAACTAAAAGCCGTAGTAGGTGGAGAAACTGGTATTGATATATTTCCAAAAGGGTATGACAAAAGCCAGATTATAAGAGATTTTGATCCAACTGATACACTACACTTTTTTGGTGATGCAATGGAAACTACAGGAAATGACTACCCTTTGAAAAAAGTAATCATTGACAATGACCTAGGAATGTGCTATAATGTAAACAGTTGGAAGGATACCCGAGAACTGTTGAATGAAGAAAAATAGTAACTTTATAAAATATACAAAAATAGGTGCAGTAGCAGTCCTAGGACTAGGTCTTAGCTATGGCATTGGTACCTTTACACCCAACACATGGACTATAAATGATATAGTCGCAAAAGCAGAAGAAAATATTATAGGAGAATGGAACGAGTTTGGGTTTCATGAACCTTCAATAGAATATACAAACAATGCTCAATTTATAACTGGCGTAGCTCGTTGTATTGACTTTCTTAATTTACATACAGAAATAAGCAAACGTGTTCCACGAGATATTATTGTTGCAATGGCAATACTAGAAACAGGATATGGTAAAAGTAGATTTGCACTTGAAGGTAACAACTTATTTGGTATACGTACATGGGACAAAAATACACCACAATTGAAACCTTTAGAGTTGCCCAATGCGGCATTTGGTGTTAAAATATATAAAACAAAGTGTGCTTCTGTAAAAGATATGATTCACACTATTAATACGCATCGTGCGTACATAGACTATAGAGATGAACGTGACAGACAAGAAGCAACAGGAGTTTTAGATATTGATGCACAAGTAGACCAATTACACAAGTGGAGTACAAATCCAAACTACACAGCATTAGTAAAAGAAAAGATTTTAATATTACAAGGCAAACAACATGACTAAACGTATAGGCTTCGCATGTAAGTACATGCACTCAGATCAAACGCAGAAGAAGAAACTGCTAGAAGAAATTCAACGACCACTAAATACACGCAGTACGACAGTACAATGGCTTAACAGGCAAACACGTGAAGTAGCAGAAGAACGCCTGTGGGACATTATGGTACACAACATTCAGTCGTACAGTAACTTGATCGAATACGTAGGAGGATTACCTAATGAACTTAGAATGGTTAGACTCGGTAGCGATTGCCTTCCGGTATATACGCAACAAGATTGGTCATACTTTTGGCGAAAGCCTGACGTCCGTGATTACTGTAGTAAACATCTCGCCCCCGTCGGCGACAAAGCAAGGGCCCTCGATGTCCGACTATCGATGCACCCAGGCCAATTTACTGTACTTGCGAGCGACAACCCCGACATTGTAGATAGGAGCATAGAAGAATTTGAATATCATACCGACATCATACGCTGGATGGGATACGGCAAACAATTCCAAGACTTTAAATGCAATGTCCATATATCAGGCAGACAAGGTCCATCCGGTATCATCAATGTCCTGCCAAGACTATCTCAAGAAGCGAGAAACTGCATTACGATCGAGAACGACGAGAACTCGTGGGGGCTCGACGCATCGCTCGAACTTGAAAAACATGTCGCATTGGTTCTTGACATACACCACCACTGGGTGCGTACAGGTGAATACATACAGCCCACCGACGATAGATTTACTCGCGTAGTAGATAGCTGGCGTGGTGTGCGTCCTGCAATGCATTACAGCTACAGTCGTAACGAACATTTACCACAAGACTTTGCACACGACACTATGCCCGATATGGAACAGCTACTAGAAGCAGGCCATAAGAAGCAGAAACTTAGAGCCCATAGTGACTACTATCCTAACAAACTTGTTAATGATTGGGCATTGAGCTTCTTAGAACATTCTGACATTATGTGCGAGAGCAAGTGCAAAAACTTAGCCAGCATTGAACTATACGAACAATATAAAGCGTAAATACTACACATTAACTTTTAAGGAGATTATAATGATCGATACTATTAAAGAATGGGTAAGTGAACGTTTTGAAGAACGTACATCTTGGGATGGAGCAATGCTTATTGCTATTGGCGTAATTGTGCTAATCGCAGGACCATTTGCAAAATTAGCGGCTTATGCGGCAATCGCATATGGTGCTTGGACTTTATTCAAATCTGAATAATCACTTTAGACCAATGATTGACATCACAATTTGCTGATGTCGGTCATTGTATCTACCCTAACATTGAGTTTCTTGCGTTGTAATACGCCAGCTTTTTGAGCAAAACGTTTAGGATCGCATTTTTCACATACGTGTGAGTAGTCATTTGTTAGGCGCTTAGGGTCTACTTGTCCTTTGTCGCGTGAGAATTCTTCATGGCAGTTATCACATTCAAAGAATACAATCGTCTTTTTACGCTTGTACGGATGATGTCCACGCTTACCTTTACGCATATAGTATTGAATTTTCTTTTCAGTTCGTAAAAACATAGTAATAGTATTTATAATCACATTCGGATTATAGATTAACAGATAAATAATAATGATAGGAACAACAATGTCGATAGTTACTTTAACAGACTCAGCTAAAGCACAGATGTGTAATATGGTTGAAGAACATAAAAAGCCAGCAGTTAGGCTTTCATTAAAGGGCGGCGGCTGTGCTGGTTTTAAATATGAATGGACTATGGAAGCAGATATTAACGCAGAAGACGAAGTAGTTGAATTCGATAAAGGTAAATTTGTAGTAGATCCATCTAGTGTGATGTATTTACTAGGTAGTACAATTGACTACAAGAAAGAAATGTTTGGATCTTACTTTGCAGTAGAGAATCCAGGAAGTACTTCAAGTTGTGGTTGTGGCGAGTCAATAGGATTTTAGGGAATAATACATGTCAAAATTAAATATTAATATTGGTACAGAGGGTAACGATAATACTGGTGATAGTATTAGAGAAGCGTTTAGAAAAGCCAATGAAAACTTTACAGAACTTTATGCTGTATTTGGTATCGGCGGACAGATTAGCTTTACAAGTTTAAGCGATGTTCCAGATGTACTAACTGCATACACAGTACCACAAGCTAACGCAGAAGGATCAGCGATTGACTTCAAGACGCTAGTTGGCGGAACTGGAATGACTATTAATTCAACTAGTCCAAACCAAATTGTTATCAGCAACACATCAAGTATTATTAGTACAGACGGACAACCAAGTTTAGGTGGTCCACTTAATGCGGCCAACCAGGCCATAGCAAACGCACCTGTTTCCCTAAGTGCAGTTAACGCATTGAATACAGTACATGGTACTAACTTTACTATTGATGATTTAATAATTAACAAAGGTTATGCTGACGGACGTTACTTGCGTTCAACAGGTTCACCTGGTGGCGAAGGACAAATTAGAGTTAGAGAAGAACCAGTTGATGCCGCGGCATACACTCTTAATATTACAAGTTTTGCAAACGGTAACGTTGTAACTAGTGGAGGACATGGATTCTCTACAACTGCAAATGGTATTAGCTACATTTATAATTCAACAGGTACAGATGCAACAGGGTTAACAACTGGTGTTAAGTATTACCTACGTTATGTAAGTGATACACAATTAAGTGTTCACACAACACTAGCAGAAGCACAGAACGATGATGACTTATCAAGAGTTAAAGTTGGTATTGTATCAGGTTCAGGTACTGGCACACAAACAATGGTTGACGCAGAGTATGATGCAACCTTAGCAGGATATTGGATTAGTACAGAAGCATTACCACGTAAGAGTATTACTAGACGTGAAGGTGACACTATGTCAGGTGCATTGTACTTACATGATCACCCAGGCTCACAAGCAGGAGCAGGAGCGCCAGGTGGTATTACAGACATGCAGGCGGCTACAAAATACTATGTAGACAATAGTGCATATCCTTCTAAAACAAATTTATTCGTAAGTACCAAAGGTGACGATACAATGGCTAACGTTCCAGTTGGTCAAGAAGGTCGTTCATGGAACTATTCATATGCTTCAGTTGCGGCCGCGGCGGCAAAAGCAGAAGAAGTTATTACTACAAGTCCTATTAAGATTGGACCTTACGCACAACACATTACATATGCATCAGGACAGAATAATTCAACTGTTGCTTCGTCAGGTGTTACAAGTTCAAGCGGTTACGAAGAAGTTAAAATTCTTACAGACGCAAACAAACAATTTATAATTGATGAAACTATTGCTTTCTTAGAAGCTACATATCCTACTTTACTTTATGATGCAACTCTATGTCGCAGAGACTTAGGATTTATTGCAGAAGGTATTGTATTAGATATACTAGATGGAACATTTGCAAACTACCACAGTAGAAATGCTGGATTAAGATATTACAGTAGTGCAAGTGGGCAGATTGCTAGACGTACACAGTACACAGAAACAATAGCATCACTTAACTTTGCCAAAGCTCTACATGCTAAAGTTATTACTAACACACTAGAAACTAACTTATACCAGAGTGTTACTACACAGACTACAATTCCAGCACAAGTAGTTGACTTAGTTGGACAAACAGCAGTTGCGGCTAAATGGGATATTATTAAAACAATAGTAACAGGACCAACTATAGCAAGTGCTCCACAACTAGTTGAAGGTAGTAGTTGGACTATTACTATTACTAACGGTGGACAAGGATTTGTTGATCAAAACATAGTTTCAAACCAAGACTTAGTTCCTGGTAAGATTATAACTTTTGAAACAAGTGGCGCAGTTGGTAGAATTGTATCAACAACAAGAGGTGCATCAGTTGATACTATTGAAATAGAATTACTTGAACCAATTACTCCAGTAGTTGGTGAAGAAATGAATTACGGTAATGCGTTCTCAATTAAAGATATTAGCATACACGTTGAATCAGGAACATACTTTGAACAGTTTCCAATTAAGGTTCCAGCAGGTGTATCAATAAAAGGTGACGAGTTTAGACGTGTTAATATTAAACCAGCACCAGGACCAAGTACATCAATTTGGGCTGATAGTTATTTCTACAGAGAACCAACGTTTGACGGCCTTGCATTAAAAACAGAATATAATCCAAATGCTGTTGAACTATTAACAGTTAATAAAGAATTCCTTAAAGACGAAGTTGTAGCTTGGATCGATGCACAGATTGTTATTAACACAGGTATATGGAACGGCTTTACATACGATAGTCAAAAATGTGAAAGAGATGCAGGAATCATCATTGATGGTTTAATATATGATCTTCAATGGAGTGGTAATGAAAAGACTCACTACAATGCATCAAGATATTACAATGGCGTAGTAAGTTTAGTAGCTGGCCAACAAGATCAGACTGCCGCGGCAATGGCACAGTTAAAACTGATTATTCAAAACTTTATTTTTGCTAACGCAACATACACAAGTTTACAAAGCCCTGTAAGAACAACACAAACAATTGATTCTACAGCAGGTGAAGCGGCGGCAAGTACACAGGTTGGTACATTACTTGATATGGTTGGTGACGTTATTACTAACGGACTACCTAACTTACCAGCACTTGACTCACCAAGTTACGGTTACCATTACTTAACAGATTACAGTAACGCTTCAAGTACACCTAAAGACAACAAAGACATGGACGTCTTCTTAATGAATGACGCAACTATTATACGTAACATGAGTGTCCAAGGACACGGTGGGTTTATGTGTGTATTAGATCCAGAAGGTGTTGTACTTACTAAGTCACCATACATACAAACAGGTTCAAGTTTCTCACAGAGTATTAATAAACAAGCGTTTAGAGGCGGTATGTTTATTGACGGATTTGTTGGTAACTTAAGAACTGTTGTAAACAGTAAAACAGATAACTTCACACTAAACGTACAAAGTGCGGCAGGTGAAGGATTAAGAATTAAACGTCCGCAAGTACCAAGTCCTTTTTACATTAACGGCAAACGTCATCAAGTAAATGCTATTACTAGTTACGACCAAGCGGCAGGTACTGCAACACTTATACTAGATCCAACATCAAATGATGGAACTGGTTTTGATCAACCAATGCCAACTAACATTGTATTACAAACAGCTGGTAACAGATCAATGTTGGCAAACGACTTTACACAAGTTAACGACTTAGGTTATGGTACTGTAGCTGTTAACACAGGACTTTCAGAACTTGTTTCACAGTTTACATATTATTGTCAAGCGGCATACTATGCAGGCAGTGGTTCAGAGATTAGATCACTTAACGGTTCTAACGCTTATGGTGAATACGGACTAGTAAGTACAGGTTCAGATCCAAACGAAATTCCAGACATTATTACAACAACTAATAGATTTACATCACCATTTAAAATCTTTGATGATGGTTCAGGATTTGATCATCCAGAAGACCAGTTGTTTATATATGCATACGACTTTGACGGTGTTCCAAGAACTAATTCAGAAATAGAAATTGATCATGGTGGATCACTAGGAACTACTAGATACGAAATTACAACTGTTGAAGCAATAACACAACCTGGATCACCTCCGACTGGTGTTGTTAGTAACACAGTTTATAAATTAAACATGGCAACAACAGGTGCTAACCAAACTAGTACTACAGGACTTAAGGCAGTATTATCAAACGGCCAAATTGGTACTATTAGAGTTGGACAAACTGTTGAGCTATCAGGTGTTGATGTTGCTACAACTAGACCAAGTAGTGCATTGATATTTGATCAATCAGTTGAATCAATCTACAGAGTTATTAGCTTTAACACAACAAACGCACTAGGTACAGCATTACCAAGTGGTACACAGCAAGTTAGACTTGATAGTACATACGAATATATTAAACTAGTTGTTGATGAAACAAATTCACAGTTAAACACACATGCTGGTACTGGTACTACAATGGGTGCTACAGCAGGCGATAATGTTATTGCTGTTGTTAGTATTTTCTCACAGAAACAATTAGATCAACTTAATGCAGGTGATATGATCTTTACCTGGAATGGTAAAACACATACTGTTACAGGCTATACACAAAGAACAGGCTTTGGTACAATTAGTATTCAAGACTTAGCTGGTACAGATATTAACTCACCAGCATCAAGTCCAGGACTTGTAAGTTCAGTTTACAATGCAACCAACACAGTTACACTAAGAGTAGGTTTACGTGATGGTGAGGGTGGTAACATTACTGTTAACATTTCAACAACTAGAGCAACAGGACATGACTTCTTAAATATTGGTACAGGTGGATTTAACACAAGTAACTATCCAAACGTTGTATTAGGTGCACCAACGCAACCTAAGGACGTATCAAGACAAGTTGACGAAAGAGATAAAGGTAGAGTATTCTACGTAAGTACAGACGAAGATGGATTCTTTAGAGTAGGTAAGTTCTTTACAGTTGACCAAGGTACTGGTACAGTTACATTTAGTGCTTCAATTGCATTGAGTAACTTAGATGGTATTGGATTTAAACGTGGTGTTGTTGTAGCAGAATTTAGTGCTGATGACGGCATGACAGATAATGCTACTGACACAGTTCCAGTTGAATCAGCAGTACGTGGTTACGTTGCAAGAAGATTAGGTTGGGACCACGGTGGTAACCCATATGCTAACATTATTGGCCCAGGGGCATTAGCAAGAGATGGAACAACTTCTCTAACTGGTAACATTAATGCAGGTGGTAACACATTTACAAACTTATCAGATCCAGCTAACCCACAAGAAGCGGCAACCAAAAGTTACGTTGATAGTTTAATTGATGCAGGTGATACACTACCTGAAATGATTGACTTTGAAACTAATGGGTTGACAGGCAACCAAATGATTGCCACAACAGGATTGTTTAGAATTTATACACAACCAGCAACAGGTGGCAACTTCCAAAACGGTGATACTATTACAGGTAATGGATCAAGTGCAACAGGTACTATTGTAGATATTACAAATGTTACACGAGGCGGTGTTGCAGAAAACTTAATTGTATACACAGCAGTAACAGGAACAATATTAAATTCAGACATTGTTGAAACAGCAGGCGGTGTGTCAGCACAAGTTACAACTGGTCCTATTATGGAGTTTGCAAACTTAGTTGAAACAGCAACTTCAGATATCAATGTTTTTGTTGCAAGAGATGTAAGTGGTGCAACAGTTGACTTTAGACTTAGAGCAGATAGTATTATTAATGCTGATGTAAATGCAAGTGCAGGTATACAGCAAAGTAAACTAGCACTAGAAGAAGCAACTACAAGAGCTAATAGTACTGGCATTACACAAAACGATTTAGGTGTTGCTAGTTTTGACAGTGATATATTTACAGCTGACCAAGGTTGGATTACAATCGACAATGGTGCATTAGACTATAGAAAAATTATTAATATTGCAGACGGTACTGTAATTGGTAGAGCGGCAGGTGACTCAAGTACAGGTGATGTAAGTGAAGTTCCATTTGCTACTATTGTTAGTGAAGGTGGCGGTGTACAAGAAGCTGTTAGTACAACAGGAGCAATAAACGCTCTTGTTAAAACAGATGCTTCAGGTGTAGCAACAGTACAAGGACTTAAAGTTGACAGTTACTTAGTAATGGATACAAGTGGTACAGAGTTACAACTTTCAACTCCAGGTGGTGCATTGTTTATGACATCAGCAGGTACTGTTACTCCAACAGTTGAAATGCCTGGATCACTTAACATTGGTGCAACTGGTGTTACACAAGGATTCTTCCAAACTAACTCAGCACTAGCAGGCGAAAGTAGACTAGGTGTTGATTGGATACACAGTAGCTTTATTGAAGCACCGGGTGAACTTGATGCAAACTCAACAGGTATTGGTATTGGTGCTAACACAGGTTATAGTGCGGCAGGACAAATTGCTTTAATTAGTGATGGTGCTGTAATTGTTAAAACAACATCAACAGGATTTGAACCAGGATTAGATAACACATATAACATTGGTACAAGTTCAGCTAGATACAACACAGTTTATGCAGGTGTACTAAACGGTACATCAACACAATCACGTTACGCTGACTTGGCAGAGAACTACTTAGCAGATACAGAGTATGAAACAGGTACAGTATTAGTGTTTGGTGGAGATGAAGAAATAACTACAACAACTGCAAAAGGCGACAGACGAGTAGCTGGTGTTGTTTCTGAGAAACCGGGTTACTTAATGAACGGTGATTTAGAAGGTAGCTTTGTAACTGCTATTGCACTACAAGGTAGAGTTCCAGTTAAGGTACTTGGCACAGTTGAGCCAGGAGACTTAGTTGTAACATCAAGTATACCAGGATACGGAATTGTCGATAACGATCCTAAAGTAGGAACTATTATAGGTAAGGCACTAGGGGCTAAGGAAGATCCCGAACGTGGAATTGTCGAAGTAGTTGTGGGGAGAGTATAATGGCACAACAAAACATAAACATTGGGTCAAGTGCTAACAAGGGTGATGGAGATCCGATTAGAGTTGCATTTACAAAAGTTAATGCAAACTTTACAGATTTATTTGCAAGAGTAGTTGTACTTGAAGGCGGTGGCATTGCTGTTGCACAAGATATACAAGGTGATATTTTTGCACAAGATAGTTCACTAGCATACAACTCAGCTACTAATACATTTATTGGAAACTTTCAAGGACCACTTGACGGTGATGTAACAGGTTCAGTATTTGCTGACAATAGTACAGTATTAATAGATGGTGTAGCAGGAACTATTAGTGCCGGAGCATTAACAGGTAACTTGCCAGCATTAGATGGTTCAGCACTAACAGGTGTTGTAACAGGTTCTAACACAGGAGTAATTAACTTCAATGGTGCTACATTAAATTTTGTAAGCACTACATTTAACGGTTTAGACTTTGCTGACTTAGGAACAACTCCAACTACACTAGCAGGTTATGGAATTACTGATGCGGCAACATCAGCACAGGGAGTCTTAGCGGCAAGTGCATTACAAGCAGAGACGATTACACTAACAACATTAAAAGCAGAAGTTGCGGCAAGTACTGACTTTGCAGACTATCAAACAAGAATAGCGGCACTATAATGAGTACGATAAATATGAGTATAGGAAAACAAAATGGCAAATAGAATACCACTTATAGTTGACACATTAGATGACAACAAAATCAAAGAATTACCAGCAGGTGATAATTTAGATTTAGGTAACGCTGGGCTTACCAATGTTGGAAGTGTAAATGCTACAGACGTTACAATTAACGGAGTATCATTTAACAATCCATTTAGTGGTAACTACAACGACCTAACTAACAAACCAATTATTCCTGTTGTACCAAGTGCTATTAGTGCATTTGCTAACGATAGTGGATACTTAGTATTTGGTACTGACACTGATAGTATTCCAGAAGGACTTACTAACTTGTATCATTCAACTGCAAGAGTTGATGCTCGTATACAGTCAGCTAACTTATCAAGTTTAGGTAACGTTGATGCAGTTACATCAGCAGACGACGGCAAAGTTGTTTACTATAATCACGAAACACAAACATTTAAATTTACAAACGTTGTTACTGAATCAGATAACTTGCAGTCAATACTTACAAGAGGTAACACTAGTGATAAAGATATTATTACAACAGGTAAAGTATATTATCAAAACGTGTGGGCTACAATCGATGATTTACCAAGTCCAAGTACATACCATGGCATGTTCGTACATGTTCATAGTACAGGCAAAGCATATTATTCACATGCAGGTGAATGGAAAGTATTACAAAACGAAGGTGAAAACTTTACATCATTTAGCGTAGGTGCTGATGACTCAACATTAAGAAGCATTGGTAACGGAGAATCATTTAAAATTTCCGGTGGCACAGGTATTAGTACTTCAAGTACAGCTGAAGGCGACATTACTATTACGTTAGGTAACTTAACAGATTTAGCAAACGTAAGTGCAGGAGCTCCAAGCAACGGACAAGCACTAGTTTGGAACAACGCACAAACAAGATGGGAACCAGGAAACGTAGCTGGTGGTATTTCAGACATTGGTGACTTAGGTGACGTTGATGTTACAGTAACAACACCAGTAGACAACTATGTATTAAGTTGGGACAATGGTAACAGTTATTGGCGTCCTAGAGCATTAAACAACTTAGATGCTTCAACAGTTACTACACAATTAGATAGTACAGCGGCAAACCATTACATTCCGTTTGTTGCGGCAGGTAGTGCAAGTCAACAAGCATTGAGAACAGATGCTGGTATTACTTACAATCCTAGTACTAATGTTATTTCACTTAATACTATTGTTGCAACAACTGAAATACAAACTAGCGGATTAGCAGTTACAGGTAACATAACAGGTACAGCTTCTGAAGTTAACTTTGCAGATGCAGTTAGATTAACAAGTGGTAAAGAATTAAGATTATATGACACAGCTAACGTTAAGTATAACGCATTCAAAAGTCCAGCGGCACTAACAACTAGTGTTTCATGGACATTACCAGACGGCGACGGTACTACTAACCAAATTTTAAAAACAGACGGTAGTGGAAACTTAGCTTGGACAGATAACAACGCAGGCGGAAATTCATTTAGTACAATAATTGTATCAGGACAAAACAATGTTGTTGCAGATACTGCAAACGACTCATTAACTCTTGTAGCTGGTACTAACGTAACAATTACAACTAATGATTCTACAGACACAATTACTATTAACGCATCAGGCGGCGGTGGAGGAGGAACTCCAGGTGGTAGTGATACACAAGTACAATTTAATGACGGTGGTACATTTGGTGGCGATTCAGATCTAACTTATAACAAAACTACTAATACACTAACTGGTGTTAATTTAATAGCAACTGGTAAAATTGAAGCACCAGAAATATTTTCAAGCTCAACTGGTATTCCAACTATTACTAGTGCAAGTAATATTATACTTGATGCGGCCAATGCTGTTGTATTACAAAAAACAGTACTAAGATTAGGATCGTATGATACTAACGGATTAGCAACACTAACTGGACAAGCAGGTGATGTAGTTTACAACAGTTCAGAAAAACAAATGCAATTCTGGGATGGTACAGCATGGAAATCATCTAGTGATACTTTTAGATTTAGTGTTGGTGCAGATGACTCTACACTAAGAGAAGTAAGCAATCAAGAAAGCATTAAATTTATTGGCGGAACAAATGTTACAACATCAAGTGATGCTGAAGGTAACATAACAATTAATGCAAGTGGTGGCGGAAGTTATGGCAACAGTGATGTTGACACACACTTAAACCAAAGTAATCCAACAAGTGGTTACGTTCTTTCTTGGAACGGCTCAGACTATGCTTGGGTAGATAACGCTACGGCTGTAAGTGTTGCTCTTAACGATATTTCAAACGTAACAGCACCAAGTCCAAGTACTAATGATTACTTAAAATGGAATGGAAGTGCATGGGTTAACGATGCTATTTCAGGAATTAGTATTAGTTCTCCAAGTGCAGGCGACATGGTTTATTACAATGGTACTGCTTGGACGGCAACACAAGGTCCAGTATACTATTACACAGTATCATCAAATGGATCAAGTGCATACAGATTTGCAGGACCAGGTGTTGGTGCATCGACAGATAATCCAAACCTAACATTATACAAAGGTGCTACATATGTCTTTAATAACACTACTGGTTCAGGACATCCATTTGCTATTAGAGTAAGCAGTGGTGGTGCTTCATTTACAGAAGGTGTTAGTGGATCAACAACAGGAACACAAACATTTACAGTACCACATGAACCAAGTGATACAACATTGGTATATCAGTGTACTATTCACGGGGGCATGGTAGGTAACTTAACGATAGTTTAGAGGAACATAGACCATGGCTGAAAAAGAATATATTGTTTCATTACATAAGGGTGCTGATAAAAATCTAATCCTGTCTGACTTAAACAGAGATACGACTAGTGATAGTGCTATCGATAGTGCTATTGTTCCAGATAGAACTGTTAGTATTACAGATCAAAGATCTTCTAGTAAGAGAATGTTTCATGTTACACTTACAGAAGATGAAGCTCAATCATTATTAAATCATCCAGACGTTGGCGGTGTTAACGAACCTTTAGAATGGGACGATGATTGGCTAGACTACGAACAAGAAGCAAACTGGACAAGAGATAATTCAAGTACTATAAGAACTAACTGGGGATTACGTAGACACATAGTAGAATCAAACCCGTGGGGTACTGGTTCACAAAACGCTGACCTAGATGGTGTTTACCCATATCATTTAGATGGTACTGGTATTGACTACATACACCAAGAAAGTAAATTTAGATTTGACCATGAACAATGGCAAGACAAAGATGGCAATAGCCGTTTACAAGAATTCCAATGGAACACACTTCCAAACATGGGTAGTATTCCTACTATTGATTATTCAAATGTATCAGGATCAAGTTACCACGCAACGCATTGTGCAGGAATTGCTGTTGGTAAAGATTATGGCTGGGCTAAAAATGCAAACATTTATTGCTTACCTATGGACATTGTAAATAGTGCATTATGGTTTGATGCTATTAAAGAATTTCACAAAGCAAAAACACCCGACCCTGTAACAGGAGTTGTGCGTCCAACTGTAGTTGGTGCTAGTTGGGGATATAAAGCATACTTCACAAGTATGACTGCTATTCAGTTTAGAGGAGCAAACGTTGGTACTGTTAAAAGTTCGCAGTACGGAATGATTGGAGATGGTATTAACAGATTTAATGCTAACTTATATAACTTAAATGCTGAAGTTGAAGAAATGCAAGATGAAGGTGTACACTATATGAAAAGTGCCGGTAACCAAGGACAAAAACTTTGTTACGAAGGCGATATAGACTACGATAATTATATCTTGCGTAGTGTTTCAACAGGTGGTATTTCGTCGGGTAACCCGATATACTATAACAGAGGTGCAGGTAATATTGGTCCTGAAACTATTGTTGTAGGTAATATTGATAGTGCATTATATTCAAACTCAGAAGCGTGTGCTACATCAAGTGATAAAGGTCCACGTGTTGATGTATACACAGCAGGTACTGACATTGTTAGTGCTACAAATACAAATTCAACAGCAGTTGCAAACTATTCAGGAACAAGTATGTCAACACCACAAGTATCCGGAATGAGTTGTTTAGTTTTACAAGTTAATCCAGGTTGGTCTCCAGCACAGTTACGTAAGTGGTGGCAAGACAATGCACTTAAAGAAGGTTTATATCAAGGATCAACAGACGAAAATGATGCTACTACATTCTTTGCAAACAACAGAAATTTAATGAGCCCAGATGCAACATCTAATAGAATTGCACAGTTTCCGTTTGCGGCACATTTTGGCGTAACATATAAGGACGGAGCATAGTATGGCTGAATATATTGTAGTTACAGAAAAAGGTATAGACGTTGCAGTAGTTGATACTGATTTACAAAGAGATACATCAACTGATGATTCTGTTAACAGTAGTCTTGTACCTGATAGAATTGTACCAGTAGTTAATGCTAGACCTGCTAATAACAGAATGACGCATTATGATCTTACTGACGAAGAAGCCGCGGCATTATCAAATGATCCAAGAGTGCTATCAGTAGCAGGTGTTCCAGACAAAGAAACACAAGAACTGTATGCTACACAAAATGCAGAATTTCAAAGAAGTTTTACAAACGGTTCAAATAGTGTTAACTGGGGATTAGATAGACATACTGATCCAGACTTAACTTACAATTCATCAAGCACACGTACAGCTGATTATAATTATACACTAGACGGAACAGGTATTGACATGGTTATTCAAGACGATGGTGTACAAGTTGATCATCCTGAATGGGAAGATGCAAACGGAGTAAGTAGATTTCAACAAGTTGATTGGTATGAACTAACAGGATTAGCAGGAACAATGCCTAGTAGCTTTTATGCTAACACATCAAATGATACAAATGCCGCAGGTGCTCATGGAAGTCATTGTGCAGGAATTGCCGCAGGTAAAACATACGGTTGGGCAAAGAATGCAAAAATTTATTCAATGAGAATCTTTGGTGGAAGTAATCATAGTATCGATACTGATCGTTATGATTTAATTAGATTATTCCACGAACAAAAACCAGTTGATCCAGATACAGGATTTAAACGTCCTACTATTGTAAATCAAAGTTGGGGGTATAGTTGGTATTATAGAAATGGTTCTTTTGGTTCTGCACAAGTACAATCAATTTTTTATAGAGGCGTTGATCAAAGTATTGCGGCACAGCAATGGACAAGTGGAACATTTTCACAATACGGTGCAGTAGCAAGTAGACATCCAATGTCATACACACCAGCTGATGTTGAACAAGAACAATTAACTGATGCAGGAGTAATATGTGTCAAAGCCGCAGGCAATGGATATCATCCATGTGCTGGTTCTTCCGCAGGAGAATATGCTGATACAATATATGACAGTTACTATACACTTAATGAAACATGGGCTAGTTATATTACTGCTGGTAATCCTATATACTATAATAGACCAAGTAGTCCACATTCATTAGACACAATATGGGTTGGCAACATGGCGGCTGATCAATATGGTTCAGAAGAATTTTTAAGAGAAGATAGTGAGCGTGGTGCTAGACTAGATATCAATGCCGCAGGTGAACAAATTACAAGTGTTACAAGTGGTGCATCTACATACAGTACTAAACAAGCATACCCAGGTAATAGCAGTTATTATATTGCAAGAATTAGTGGAACAAGTATGGCGGCTCCGCAAGTAACAGGAATGGGTGCTTTATGGTTACAAGCAAACCCAGGTGGTTCAGCGGCGGACTTTAAGAAGTTCTTAGCAAATAGTTCAAAAGAAGATTTATATGATAGCGGAAACGCTGACAGTTTTAATGCTAGTAATAACATTCCTAGATTATATGGTGGTACACGTAAAGTAGCGTACTGGCCTTATAATAGTCCAAACAACGTTAGCTACAAAGGTACTAGCGGTAGTGGACAAGGATAAATACAATATAAGAGAGAGAAAATATGGCTTTACAAACAATTAACATTGGTACACTAGCAAACGATGGAACAGGTGATGATCTTCGTGAAGCGTTTATTAAGGTAAATCAAAACTTTGATGACTTAGATTTACGCTCTCCAGAAAGCACAACTGTTGCTAATATGGGTGCTGTGGGTGAAGGTTTATTTTCACAAAAAGTTGGAGCAGAAATCCAACTTAAAAAACTAGTACAAGGTTCTAATGTAACGCTAACAAGTACTCCACAAGGAGTTACGATTAACGCTACAGGCGGATTACAAGCATTAAGCGTAGTTTCAGACTCTGGAAGTGTAGTACTTGCAGATGGCGGAGCTCTTAACATATACGGTGGCGCAGGTACAACTACATCAGTAACAGGTAATGTTTTAACAATTGATTCAAATGCAGTAATATCAACAGATACTACTCCAGCATTAGGTGGTAACTTAGATGCCGCTGGTTTTAACATAAGCAATGTTGGAACTATTACAGCAAGTGATTTTAACGGACCTGTAACAGGTAACTTACAAGGCTTAGTATACGGAATTGATATTAGAAGTATTGAACCAAATACAGCAGGATTTGACTTTGGAACGCTAAGTAATGATGTAAGGGGTTTTAGTGACTGGCTACTTTACGAAACAGACATAGACTTTGGAGGATATATGACTCCTGATGCTAGAAATTTTGACGCAGGAGTGATAAGCTAATATGGCAACATTAACAATTACATCAAATGGATTACCTAATCCAGCACAATTTGGTAAAACGTTCGGCAACAATGCATTTGCACCTAGTTCGAACACAGCTCAATCGCAAACTTATAACTATTCATTCACATTCAGAGGTGGAGAGAATACTGAAAACGCACAGCTAATTACTTCATTAGCACCATTAGGTATTATGTCAAATGGTGTTGTGTTTTACGGACCATCAGCAGGTATTGGTGTTGTACCCCCAGGGTTAGATGCTACAGCAGATGCACCATCAGTAGGCTTTGAATATAACGCACAACAATTTAGAACAAATTACGGAAGTGACGATGCAGGTGGATGGCCAGAAACAAATGGTCAATATCATTACATGTCAGCAATGTTCTTATTTTTACCAACAGGTTCAGCTGAAGCAACTGCGGGTTGGAATACAGACATGGTTGCTACAGAAGCAAGTCCAACTCCAACATATTACACAGGAAGTAACTTCAGTGGAGATCACTTTAGACATACAGATGGACACAGTAAGATTGTAGGTTATGCATTTGACGGTTATCCTATTTACGGTCCTTATGGCTATTCAGACTTTAATGATCCAGCTTCAGTAGTAACTAGAATGACTAGTTCATATCAATACTATAGCAGTGAACAACCAGGGCGTGGTTATTTGTATTCAGAAAAGAACGCAGGTGCGTTTGTTAATGATCATGAATATCAAATAGGTACAGGTACACTAGATGAATACAATGGTAGATTTGCAAAAACTCCAGAATATCCAGCAGGTACATATGCATACTATATGAGCGTAGATGCAAGTTTACAGCCCGTATATCCATACATTGTAGGTCCTAGCACTAAACAACAACGTGCATTCTAATAATAACATATCCGATAAATACTAGTAAGTTAAAGGATATGCAAAAATGGCAGTACCAAGTTGGACTCAAAAATCAGGTTATAATCTAGCAACTCTACAAGAAAGAGTTACAACATCGGTTTCATTACCGTTGGACCCAACTGTTGGCGGCAACAGTGGATTTAATCCTAGCAATCAAAGTTTAAGTTTTCCGGCGCAACCAGCGTTAGGTAATGCTAGTGACATTAGCATTAGTATTGACCATGTTGATACTTATGGTGCTAACGTAACTACATCATATCCATCACCAGCTATACGTGTTCCAACAATTCCAGGATTAACAGGTAAACTAATTCCTGTTGTTATTATATTACACCCACAAGGTAGTACAGGTGCTAATATGATTAACGATTGGCAAAACTATCTAGGAGACCATATTATTATTGCTCCAGATAAACCGTTAAATGATTGGAATGTAATCGACGAAGATACTAACAAATCTCCAGACATTGAAATGCTACGTCAACTAGTTGCTAAACTTAAACAGTTTTCAAATGTAGACGGTGGCGAAATTAAATTACTTGGTATTAACAATGGTGGACTATTAGTTAATCGTGCAATACTAGAATTAGACGTAGTTGGTATAAAAGATTACGCTACTATTAATGCTCCGTTGTTTAGTCCAATGTTTAGAAACGGAACTTTTTACTTTCCGTCATCAGAAGCAAATACAGGTAATGCCGCAGACGATTATAACACAAATACGTCTGTTAAACAAGCTAAAAGAATATTAACGATACAAAGTACTGATGGCGACACAGACGTTGCTACAACGAACGATATGATGCCCTACGTAGGAGGTTTTGTTGACCCAAGTACTAACGTAGCACCTAACTATAGTACAACACCAGTTACATGGTTAAGTGGACAAGAAACAGCATATCAATGGGCTAAGTCACAAGGCTATATTGGTGGACAAATACCAGATGTTGGTGGAACATTTTACGGACAATATAATACATATTATTATTCATACCTAGCAGGGCAAGTACTACACTACAAAACAAGTGGAAGTAGTGACTATGTAACAACTGAATTATGGTATAGAGATATTGTAAGAAGTTACTTTACATATACACCATCAATTCTAAAAGACATTTATCTAGCAGACGGATCACCAACTAGTATCAGCTTAAACACAGATGTTGTTACATTAATTAGTGGTGAGTTACCTCCTGGTATGAGATTAGAACAAAGTAAAATTGTTGGTACACCCTTTGAAGTATCACGTAACACCGAATTTAAATTTGTATTACGTGCAACCAATGACGATGGTTTAAGAGATAGAACATTTACAATAACCGTTGAAGGACCTGATGATCCTGTATGGGCAACATCAGAAGGACTATTACCATTAGGACGAGGAAGTGCTACATTTGTTTTAGATAGTAGTATTGTTGACTTTCAATTAGAAGCAATTGATGCTGATTTGCCTACAGGGCAAACACTTGAATATTTTATTGGTGACGATGATGGCGAATTACCGCCAGGATTACAATTAACATCAGACGGACGTTTAGTAGGAATTGTTGATCCTATTTTAGCAATAGATAAAAATGCAGGTAGTGGATTTTATGATGCATCACAGTTTGACTCATATGCGTTTGACTTTGGTTTAAGAAGTGCTAACGGATTTGAAAGTTATTACTATGACACAAAAGGATACGATGATGCTATCCTAACACAAAGTAGAAAAAAATTAAATCGCAGATATGCATTTGATGTAAGTGTAAGTGATGGCGATACAATTATTAAAAGAGCATTTGAAATATTTCTTGTAGGAGATGACTTCCTACGTGCTGATAACACAGTTATGCAAATTGGTACTGGTGTGTTTAAAGCAGACAACACTTATTTAAGAACACCTGTTTGGTTAACTCCAGCAGACTTAGGATTTAAACGTGCAAATAACTATGTAACAATTTACTTAGATGTGTTTGATCCACAAGCTGTACTAGGTGATTTGACATATACATTTGAAGCAACTAATCCTGACAACACTCCTAGTACACTTCCACCAGGAATGGTATTAGATATTACTACTGGTGAAATTGCAGGTCGTGTTCCATACCAACCAGCAGTTACAAAAGAATACAAATTTACAATTAATGCACAACGCTTTACAAGTATTGGGCAAGAACTAATTGCTGAAAAAAGAAAAACATTTACAGTTAAAATATTAGGTGAAGTTGAAAGTACAATTAAGTGGACAACAACATCAGACTTGGGCAGTATCAAAGCAAACTTTGTTAGTACGTTTTATGTAAATGCATTAACAAGTGTTACAGACAGTTCATTACTTTACACATTAGCAAGTGGTAGACTTCCACCAGGATTAAGTTTAAACTTTGATGGAGAGATTGTTGGTAAAGTTAGACAGTTTGCAACTAGTACAGGCGATGGTCTTTCAACTATTGATAATAATCAGTTTACACTTGACGGCGGTACTACAACTATAGATAGAAAGTTTATCTTTACAGTACAAGCAAGAGACCGTTTTGGATTTAGTTCAACAACTAGATCATTTAATATTATTGTAAAAGATCCTGACAACTTAACATATAGTAACTTATACGTTAAGCCGTTATTCAAAGAAACACAACGACAAATATACAAAAACTTTATTGGTGACAGTAACATCTTTACACCAAACAGCATTTATAGACCAAACGATACACAATTTGGATTACAAAAAGAAGTTAAGATGTTAGTATACGCTGGCATTGAAACTAAAGAAATTAAAGAGTATGTTGCGGCTTCTAGAAAAAATCATAAACGTAAAAGATTTAACTTTGGATCTTTGAAAACTGCTGAAGCTAAAAACAGTGGATCAAACACAGTACTATATGAAGTAATTTATGTAGAAGTAAAAGATCCGTTAGAAGCAACTAAAGGCAAAGTGTCTAAGTCAATAAGCATTGCTAATAAAAAGAAAATTACAGTTGATAGTGTTGAATATGAAACTCGTGATGATGCTAGTAAAGAAGGAGCAGGTGAAGCTGTTTTCCAAATTAGAAATAGTATTAATCAAATTATTAATGTTAGAGCATTTGGTAATGACTTAGAAATTATTACTAGAGCAGGTTCTGTTATATATGATGCAAACGGAACTATTGAAATTACAACTAGAAATGGTGCTACATTAAAAGCAGGACAAATTGCTACTACAAGTAGTGATCCGTTTAGATTTAGACCAACACATAATACAATTAAAGTAGACAGTGATGCTGTCCAAATTAGTAACCCAGCTGACCAAAAACGTTTCGTAAGTAACGTAACAAATATGCGTGAAAACATAGCAGACGCAGGTGTTACAGAAGGTAGTTTCTTACCAATTTGGATGTCAACTGCCCAAGGTACAGGTGTACAAGAACTAGGGTATGTAACAGCAGTACCGTTATGCTACTGTAAACCAGGAACAGCGGCACAAATTTTATTAAATATAACTAATAGTGGGTTCGATTTTAAGAATTTAGACTTTGAAATTGATAGATACATTGTTGATGCTACAACAGGCAACAGCGATGAGCAGTATATTGCTTTCGGAAACTATCAATATAATGTTTAACACGGATAAATACATACACTAGAGAGGAACAAATATGGCAAGTAATATTGATAACACGAGTATTGATTCGACATTTCCGGTAGCTGGACAAGACAACGACAGCCAAGGATTTAGAAATAACTTCAATACTATTAAGAACAATTTCACAGCCGCAAAGAATGAAATTGAAGATTTGCAGACAAATACTGCAAAATTAAATGCGGCTAACAACTTTCTAGGTAACGATGTAAGTGGAGCAAACCTAATTGCTAACACAGAGAAACATTACCCAGGTGGTACTGTTACAGGTCCAACAAACGTAAGTTTTACTAATGGTAACTTCCAAACGTTTACTATTGGATCTAACACACTTACACTAACGTTCACTGATTGGTCTACTGCTAACAAAGTTGGTAAGATTAGACTAATGCTTTTGGATACGCTAGGAGACAGTACAGCACGTACAGTTTCATTTGCTACAGAAAACGGAACTATTAAGTATGGTACAAACGGAGACAATCCTTTTCCATCACCGTTTATTGTAAACAGCAACAGTGATCCAGTTTGCGTTGACGTATGGACTTATGACGGTGGAATAACAGTCTACGCACAGTACGTCGGTCAATTCTCATAAGGTATTAAATAATGGATCATCCACTACTATCAGATCTCTCGTCTTTAACAGACGAAGAAATATCAGAAAAGGTTAATAGCCTAACTCAAAAGTGGTTCCAAACTAGAAATCCCGAAGCTCAGTATCAAATCCAAACTATGTTAGATACATATAAATTAGAAATGATTGACAGATCGAGCAAATCAAAACCAGAAGATGGCAATAAAGATCTTGACAATCTTATCAACATAAGTTAAAATAAGTGTATGCTTATGAAAACTGATGACTTGGGTATCCCCAGATTTACAAACAAAGACTTAATTGATATGATCTATACAGGACATATCGACAAGTGTCATATTGTTCTTTGTGATCCAAGTGATGATATTGATAAGTTTAATACATTAGCACAGGATAACGGATTAGCAGGACTTAATACCTATATACCGTTAGATGTTGATAAAGAAGAATTTGATGAAACACTCCAAACAGACTGGTTTATGCCTGAAAAGTATAAAACCATGGACATTTATAATTACGTATTAGATAAGTGTCCTAACGATACTGCTAAAATGGCTAGAACTTGTGAAGAACTAACAGAGTACGATAGACGTAATATGTTTGACTTATTAAAGTATATGGTATATTTGGTAGACTTTATGCGTGAAAACGATATTGTATGGGGAGTGGGTAGAGGTAGTAGTGTATCCAGCTATGTACTATACTTAATTGGTGTACATAAAGTAGATTCCGTCCAGTTTGACCTAGACTACCATGAGTTCATGAGATAAATACGTATATAACCAGGAGAATATAATTATGGCAATGAAGCAAACAGGTCGTAAAGTTTACAAAAGTATGCAAGGTAAGTCCGTTGATATGGATCTACTACGCCAACGTAATGAACTTACACCAGCAGTAGGAAATGCTAGAGTTAATGCACGTGGTGACGAATTAGGTCCAGGTGGACAAATTGTTCGTAAGCGTGATGAAATTCTAGACGAGTATTACAAAGATCACCCTCAAGCAGTTGCAGACGAAGTAGCAGGAACACAACCGGTACAAGAGCCAGTTGCAGAACCTGTAGCGGAAGTTAAAGAAACTGTTAAAGCTACACCGAAAAAAGCAGTAAAAGCTACTCCTTCTAAAATAGAAGCAGAGATGGCGGCTATTGATGAAGAAGCAGACGAAACAGGTACAGCGTGGGTAGAAGACGCTGATGGTAATTTTGTGAAAAAAGGTGACTAATGGAACTTAATACTACTATGATGGGCCAAGGCCCTAAGATGAAGACAAAAGTATCTGGCAGAGTGCGTCCAATACATGACGGAGTACTTGCAATGGATATGGAATTTGGCGAACGTACTACTAAAGGTGGTATTATTTTGTCAAGTGACGACGGCAAAGAAAGAGGCATCCGTCCAAGATGGTGTCAAATCTATGCAATCGGACACGAAAATAAAGACCCTTACGAAGTCGGCGATTGGATCTATGTAGAACATGGTCGTTGGAGTAGAGGATTTATTACTGATGACCCAGAGCATGGTGAAGTTGAACTTAGACTTATTGATGTCAATGGCATTATGCTTACAAGTAAAGACAAACCCGATGATGACGGTATGGGTACTGAAACAGACCTTTCACAACCTAGTATTGACCCAAGCGAATTCGTTCGTGCATAACACCCTATAAAAGAAAGAGGATTATCTTATGGCTGAGATTGACTTAAACAAATACAAAGAATTTGTTGACGCAGTTACTTCCGATGAAAGCTCAAAGAATGACGACTTTACAAGTCATTGGGCACAACTAAACTATTCCCCAGAAGTTAATATGCCAAGACTATTAACTGCCTCTATGGGACTAGGAGCCGAAGCAGGCGAATTTACCGAAATTATTAAAAAAATTATGTTCCAAGGTAAGCCTTTAGACAAGGATAACATTTGGCACATGCAACGTGAACTAGGTGATATCATGTGGTATTGGATGCAAGGATGTATGGCATTAGACATTGATCCTAACGAAGTCATTCAAATGAATATTGATAAACTTAAAGCACGTTATCCTGGTGGTGAATTTGATGCACATTATTCCGAAAACAGAGTCAAGGGCGATTTGTAAAAAAGAGCTTGACTTTTCAGTAAAGATAGTTTATAATTAACTTATGAACTATGATCTTGATAAAATAATAGTACTTGACGATGTGGTGCCACAATGGTTACATGACCAAGCCATAAGTCAAGTACTAAACACTCCAGTTAGTTACGGACACAGAGGATTAGGGCCTGATCAAGGTCACCCAATCTTTAGTCAACAATACACTCACGAACAAGTGGATAAAGCACCGTGGACTTTGAAAGCAGTTTGGCACGCTTTTGAACATCATAAACATATGATTGATGAAGATGTTGGCGATATACAATTAAATCAAATACAAATTAATCTTACTACAAAAGAACACACAGGAGCATTACACGTTGACAGTGGTGATGACGTACCTGCATACACAATGGTGTATCTTGTTCAAGGAGATACAGGTATGGACTTTTGGGATAACAATCCTGATCGTGGTGGAAAGAAGATTGACGAAGTAGAATACAAAGAAGGTAGATTAATAGTCTTTCCAAGTCGTTATATTCATAGAGGTATACCTACTAACAAAGTAAGTCCTCGTGTTACTGCTGGTTATGTGTTTAGTGGTAAGAGTACACAGTTTGCTAGAGACCGTAATATTGTATTACCCATATTTAAAAAGGAACAAGAGAACTTTGCCTACCATAGATAAAAATAATATTTTAGTATTTGATGATTTAGTTCCAGACTATCTAATGAATCAAATGGATTCTAGTATTCCACATATGCCTTTGCGTTTTGGTCATAGAGGACTAGGACGTGACGAAGGTTATACTACGTTTAGCGAACAATGGACACGTGAAGTACAACAAGGTGCAACTGTAGAACATACAAATTTTTTAGTCGACATGCCATGGGAGTTTAAAACGTTCTGGTGTGTAGTTAATAGCTTTCGAGAAACACTCTTTAAAAATTTACATCAAGGATTACAATTAAATCAAGTACAAGTCAATCTTACTACAAAAGAACACGTAGGAGGGCTACATACAGATGCACCCGACGACACGGCACAGTTAGAAATGCCTGGTTGGTTACCTTCGCATACATTAGTATACTTTATGGAAGGCGATAGCGGGTTAGATTTTTGTGAATACGATAGTGTAAACTTTGAGGTAAAAACTGTGGAACACATTGAATGGAAAAAAGGACGTTGTGTAGTATTTCCAAGCAGTTATCCACATAAAGGATTAGCACCTATAAACGTAAGCCCACGTATTACAGTAGGATTTATTTTTAACGGACTTCCGTTACAACGACAAGAGGACAAACAATGACAATAGGTATTACATTTAGTAGTTTTGATTTGTTCCATAGTGGACATGTTGCTATGCTCAAAGAAGCAAGTGAAAATTGTAACTATTTGATTGTAGGATTACAAACAGATCCAACTATTGATAGACCAGAAAAGAATAAACCTATACAAAGTGTATTTGAACGATATGTCCAATTAAAAGGTTGTAGTTATATTGATGAAATTATTCCGTATGCTACAGAACAAGATCTAAAGGATATACTGTTAACTTACACATTGAACCGTAGATTTATTGGTGAAGAATACCGTGATAAAGAGTTCACAGGTAAGCAGATTTGTGTTGACAAAGGCATAGAATTGTATTATAATAAAAGACAACACTCATTTAGTACATCTAATTTGAGAAAACGAATAAGCGAGGCACAGACATGAAGGAACTTTGGGTAGAAAAATATCGTCCTAAGACAGTAGACGGTTATGTGTTCAGAGATGAACATCAAAAGAAACAAGTACAAACGTGGATTAAAGATAAAACTATTCCGCATTTGTTATTCAGTGGTAATGCTGGTATTGGTAAAACAACACTTGCTAAACTATTATTCAACGAATTAGATCTAAATGATTTAGACATATTAGAAATTAACGCAAGTAGAACAAACTCCGTAGAAGATGTACGTGCTAAGATTGTAAACTTTGTACAGATGATTCCATTTGGTGACTTTAAGGTTGTACTACTTGATGAGGCTGATTACTTGAGCCCAAATGCACAAGCGGCACTACGTGGTGTGATGGAAGAGTATCATACTACTGCAAGGTTTATTTTAACTTGTAACTATCCTAACAGAATTATTCCTGCACTACACAGTAGATGTCAGGGCTTTCATATTGCAAAAGTTGATCAAACAGAGTTTACTGCTCGTGTTGCAGAGATTTTAATTACAGAAGGTGTACAACCTGACTTAGATACACTTGACACATATGTAAAAGCAACGTATCCAGACTTACGTAAATGCATTAATACAGTACAAATGAATAGTACAGAAGGCGTACTAGTCAAACCTAATGAAGCTGACAAGACAGAAGCTGATTGGAAACTTGATATGGTGCAACTATTTAAACAAGGCAAGATTACAGAAGCACGTAAACTTGTTTGTGCAAGTGCTAGAGCTGAAGAGATGGAAGATATCTATCGTTGGCTTTATGACAACATTGAATTGTTTGGTGACCCTGACCAACAGGACAAAGCTATTATGATTATTAAACAAGGCTTAGTAGATCATACATTAGTTGTAGATCCAGAAATTAACTTAGCCGCTACATTGATTAAACTTGGTAAAGTATAATGAAAATCCGATACTACAGGCAAATAGACGGGCCAAGGTGGATAGGATTTGCACTAGCGATTGTAGCCGCTTTTATTCTTTCGGAAGCAAACCCCGAAACACAATGGATAGGTTGGGCTTTGGCCTCGTGTAGTTGTGTTATGTGGGTATACTTTGGGATAAAGGACAAAGACACACCTAGAGCATTGATGGAAGGTATGTACTTGTTATTATCTTTACGTGCAATATGGAACTGGGTGGTATAGTATGAGTTATTTGGTTAATGATAATTGTGTTAATTGTAAGCATATGACATGTGTAGAAGTATGTCCTGTGGACTGTTTTTACGAAGGCGAGAATATGCTTGTTATTAACCCAGATGAATGTATAGACTGCGGTGTATGTGAACCAGAGTGCCCTGTAGATGCTATTATTACTGAGGATCAGGACGATGGAACTTGGTTTAAGATCAACGCTAAGTACAGTTATGAATGGCCCAACATTACAAAGGTCAGAGAAGAAGATGTTTTAGCGGATAAGATACCGGTTATTGATGTTATGTCAACTAAGCCGGGTAAAGGAGATTAATAATGGCAATAACAAAAATGAGAGCAAGTCATATATTGCTATCTTATAGAGGTGCAGAGAATTCTACGCATGGCAGAGGCATTGGTGAAGCAATGCAAGAAGGTGAACGTATTATTAAACAACTACATGAAGGAGGTGTTTCTTTTGATCAAATGGCAAAAGAGAATTCTGCATGTCCAAGTAAAAACAATGGCGGAGACCTAGGTTGGTTTGAACCAACTGATATGGTATTAGAATTTAGTACAGCATGTGCGGCAATTCCAAAAGGTGATTTAGGTCCACATCCTTTTGTAACAAAGTTTGGTGTCCATGTTATATGGAGAACAGGTTAGTAATGACTGTTAAACAGACTAAAGAACAACAAGCAAATATGCAATCAGACGCAATAGAAATGGCTGGTTGGAAACGTGTTAAAAAAGACTTTCCGGGTAATCTTATACAAGTTAGTATGCTAGAACGTGAAATTGAATATGCAAAATCCTGTTTACGTGAACACGATACAGGTCACATACACACAGCCATTAGTTGGCTAGAACATAGAATAGAGGAATTAAAGAATGAACGTTAAATTAGTATCTTACTCAAAGGCAACAGATGATTTTTCAGCTGAAGGCGTTGACAATTTACAAGAACTAATAGCATTTTGTGCCAAGGTCAGTAACCCTGCGGCACAGATTAACAACGAAACCAGTGAACGTTTAATTAAATATTTGATTAAACATCAACATTGGTCACCTTTAGAGATGGTCAATGCTTGTTTAGAAATTAAAACTACACGTGATATTGCACATCAAATTGTAAGACATAGAAGTTTTAGTTTTCAAGAGTTTAGTCAGCGTTATGCTAAGCCAGATGAACAAGGCGACATGTTTGAATATAGTGAAGCACGTTTACAGGATACAAAGAATAGACAAAACAGTATTGAGACCGACGACACAAACTTAGCTATTTGGTGGGACGCACAACAAAAGTATATTGCCGAAGCATCTAAGGTTGTTTATGACAATGCTATTGAAAAAGGTATTGCTAAAGAACAAGCACGTAAGATATTACCTGAAGGTATTACTAAAACAACATTATACATGAACGGTACTCTACGTAGTTGGTTACATTACATTGATTTACGTGGTGCTAATGGTACACAAAAAGAACATATGGAAATTGCTCATGCATGTGCAAAAGTAATTGCAGAGATATTTCCTTTAATGGAAACAATTAATGACTAAACCAGAACCTGTAATATTTTTTGAAACTGAGAGATGGGCTGTACGTAAACATGCACCTATTGAACCAGCTGGTAAATTTAAACCAGACGTATGGAAGAGGATGCCTGCCTATGTGAATAAACAAAAGCATAAAGCAGACAGTGATCAAACTGTAAAAGGTTGTCCAGGTATCAAAGATTTTATGGAAACAGGGTTTGTTATTCCTGCTTGGTGTGATATGGAAATTACTCCTAGCGAATGCGGTAACTTTGTAAACACACGTTATAGTGATTCTAGTTACAATGATGCACATCATCCACCAGATCAAGTAAGTGTTCCAGGTGCAGAAATATTAACCAAGTTTGGTGTAAGAGCCTCAGTTAAATTAGACTGTCCTTGGAAGATATGGAGTAAGCCTAACTGGAGTGTACTGTATCAACCTATGTTTTATCATGAAGATAGGAACTACGAAGCAATACCTGGTATTATTGACCATGACTTAGGTGCTTTGATTAGTCCAGTTAATATTATGTTAAAAGAGATTAAGCCCACTTTCATAAAAATGGGTGAACCTTTAGTGCAACTGATCCCAATTAAAAGAGAAACAGTTGTCGCTCGTTCAGGTGACCTGAGCGAAACAAGTGTTAATAGACACAATGCTATTATAGGACTACAAAATATAATCTTTAATACATGGTCTAAATGGCAACACGCTAAGAAGACCTATATCGTCGATAAAAACGATACAGATCTTCCAGGTGATAATTAATTACTCATCGCCGTAAACAGCTAGTACTTCTTTAACTGCATCATGCCTTTCAATATCATGGGTTTGGAATCTGACTATGTCAATGTGTGATGTTTCTCTATGTTTTTCTAACGATTTAATAAAATCAATCAAACCGTTATTACTCAACTTATCAGCTTGAGCTAAATCGCCTGTTACTACCATCTGTGATCTCTCACCGATACGTGTTAATAACATTTTCATTTGGTTTGGCGTTGCGTTTTGCATCTCGTCCGCAACAATTATTGATCTTTTAAACGTTCGACCCCTCATATAAGCTAAAGGTGAAATTTCAATAACACCATCGTACATCATACCTTCAAGTTCTTTAGCACTAAAGTACTCTTTAAAAACATCAAAGATAGGTCTTGTCCATGGAGCCATTTTCTCTTCCATTGTTCCTGGTAAAAAACCAAGATCTTCGTCAGCTGAAACAGCAGGTCTAGTAACAACAATTTTGTCAATCTTCTTTTCCTTGAATAACTTAATAGCCACCTGGACCGCTAGTAGGGTCTTACCGGTTCCCGCAGGACCAACACCGAAGACTATGTCTTTCTTCGGGTCCAACAGTTTTAGCATATATGTTTCTTGGTTTTTATTTCTTGGAAGTATGTTGATTTGTTTTGGTTGTTGTTTTGAAAAGCTAATAACGTTGTTATCAGCCGGGGTTTTATGAGCTCTTGCTCGTCTTTTAGCACCCATTAAGTTCCTCCTTCATGAGTTAATATAAAGACAGTCACTGTAGATTCACAGTACTACTGCCCTACAAAAATATTTACCTATGTACGCACAAGACAAATCTGCGTAGTTATAGATCGTATCCGGATAAATAAGTGTATAAGAATAGGTGAAAACAACATGCGTGATGTATTAGATATTATTACAAACATTGAAAGTATATACGAAAGTGATACTGCTTTAAGTGTTTTAAAAGACTTTGAACGTGTATTAGACGAATTAGATCTATATGTGTATGCTAACTGGGAAGATGGCGAGTTAGTTGAGGGTCCTAAAATAGAAAGACATTGGGTTAAGGCTTCATTTATGTGGCCTAAGGACAAAATGCCTGATCCAGCAGGTGGTAAAAGACTGCTAGATTATGACTGTTATGTTTCGTATGAAAAAACAGCTATTTTAAAACCACGAAAAATTAAAGAACCAGACGATATTCGTCCAGGTACTAAGAAGGGCAAACTAGATAGAGAACCAGTTTGGGTAGTAACTATTAAAATGCCGAAAGAACTTATATTAAATATCTATAGCGGATACAAAGAGCAGTTAGACTTCACTAAAGAACCAGCTGTTGCATCAACTCAACCAGCAGTTGACGATGTTGCACAAGAAGGTGAAACAGCCGCAGTTGAAGGCGGAGCAGTTTAATGGGATTAATAGCTGGAGATCTAAACGACTTAGTATTACCTATATTTGAAATTGACAGTTTCAAATCAAAGATGGGTGATGACAAAGATATTGTAGTATGTAGCTTTAGCTGTATGTCTGAAGCACCTGCAAAAGACTTAATGAACTTCTTTGAAAAAGGATATTCATATGTACTTGATGCAGATGTTACTTCAGGAGAACAAACTGATGGTACCTACAAAGTATTTGTAGAAATTGAACGCCACAAAGATGTTCCAAGTCAAATAATAGAAATGTTAGATGGTGTTGGTAAGTTAGCTAATATAGATAAATTCAAATTTCGTTATTACAAAAGTTTCAAAAGTCAAGAAGCACAAATGGAAAACATTTCAGCAACAGTTCCATTAGACAAGAGTGCATATGAAATCAAAGTAAACGAAAACAACATGGACAACTACAAGAACTTCTTTAATAAGAGTTACCTTGATAGTATAGACTTAAAAGAAGATAAAATTAAGTTTAGTAAGATATGGGCTGACACACTTACTTACAATGTTGTTGATTTTGGTAAAAGTAGTCACATAGAAACTACAATCACTGAAAAATATGATGTCAATTCTTTCGCAGAAATAATTTTCCTTACTAAATATATTGGAGACTACAATATATCCAAGTATGGAGATAATTTACTAATCGAAAATAATGGTTATACTGTTGTCCTAAAAAAATAGGAAACCATAAAATGCAAGAAAATTACGATAAGTGTTTAGAGACAATTTTACACCACGAAGGTGGATATGTAAATCACCCTAGCGACCCAGGTGGGGAAACAAATATGGGTGTTACTAAAAAAGTTTATGTAGCGTTCGGCGGAACTAAGGATATGAAAGACTTAGAATTCGACGATGTTGCACCTATCTACAGAAAAAACTACTGGGATAGAATGAAGTGCGATAACGTACCAGCAGGGTTAGACCTATGTTTATTTGACTTTGGTGTTAACGCAGGTACAGGTAGAAGTGCTAAATTTTTACAACGTATGATTGGAACTACTGCTGATGGCGGTATTGGACCAAACACACTTAAAAAATTAGCTGACTACATTGATACGCATGGACTTGAAGAAACCATTAAAGAGTTCCAAGAAGATCGTCAAGACTATTATGAAAAACTATCTACGTTTAAAACGTTTGGTAGAGGTTGGACACGTAGAGTAGACGAAACAACGGAACTTGCATTGTCAATGGTATGAGCCAGTACTGCCAAAACTGCGGAAGACAGCACGAAGGTAGACTAATTGAAACGTTTACAGACGGTGATAACAAACCAGTACAAGTTATCGTCTGTGAACAACATAGATATGAGGTGAAAGATGATAGGGTCGATTAAAATTGCAATAGTAATTATTATGATGGCCGGTGCCGGTGGCGGTGTTATGTATGTAAAAACACTAAAGTCTGACTTGGCTACATCAGAAGCAAACAATTTAAAGTTAGAACAAAGCGTTGAGGATCAAAAGGCAGTAATTGCACAAGCACAAGCTGACTTTGAATCACAAAAGAAAATTACAGCTAACTTAGATGCACAAAACAAAGCACTACAAGCCGAGTTTCAAGCATTAGATAAACGCTTTAATAAAATTAACGGTCGAGGTGAAGTACGTGACATTGGCAAACTTGCAGATGAACGTCCTAAATCAGTTGAACGTGTTATTAACGGTGCGACAGTAAAGGCAATGAGATGTGTAGAAATTGCTATGGGGTCGCCATTAACGGAGAAAGAGAAAAATGCTACTAAAAAGTCTGAAATCAACTCAGAGTGTCCTAGTATTGCTAATCCTAAGTACGTTCCTTATTAGTGGATGTAGTTCTGTTAAGCAACTAGAGATTTTTAAAACAGAAGTTCCTAGAGAACCTCTTGCGTTGCCTGAACCGTTAACTCCAAAACTAGAAGAACTCAAATGGACTATCATTACTAGCGAAAACGCTGATGAAGTATTTGAAAAACTTAAAGCGGGTGGAGTAGATCCTGTGTTATTTGGATTAACAGATGACGGCTACGAAGCTCTAAGTAAAAACTTTGCACAAATACGTGCATACATGCTACAGCAAGACGAAATTATTAAATCTTATAAAGAGTATTACGAGTCTACAGACAAGAGTAAACCTAAGAAGTAATGCGTTTATGGACAGTCTTGTTGTTGGTTGTCCTACTGACCTCCTGTGCTAAAAATAAATGTTCTGTCCGTCCTGGTGCAGACGTTGATATTGATTCCCTTACAAAAGAAGGTATTGTAGTATCGCCCAAAGGCGAGATGACTTGTTCCTTCTGATAAATACTAACATAATACACAGGATTACACTATGATTGAAATGATAGAACGCATGGCTAGTGATAGACTATGGATATATACCGCACTTGCCGGCAGTATATTTGGGGCATTATTCATTGCATACATGAGAGATACACGTATTGCACTATGGGTATTCGGCAAATGGGACACACTTTTAGACAGTTTACGAGATCGCTTTGGTTGGACATGGTTTAACCAAGATCCAGATGCGTGGAAAAAGGTAAACCCAAACATTGCTCGTAAGATTGACGAGCTCGAATCACGTATAAAAACTTTAGAAACTAAAAGGAAAAAATAATGTCAGCACAGGATGATAAGAACAGAGCAGAAGCCCAGAAGCGTGATGCTCAAAATCAAATAAACCAACATAACTCAGAAAAAGCTAAAGCAGAAAATCAAAAGAAATCTGCACAACAAGAAGCAAACACAGCAAACACAAACAAAACACACGCACAAGAAGAACAAAAGACTGCACAACAGCAACAACAGGCGGCTGAAGCGGCACATGATCAAGCAATTAAAGATCATGACGATGCTCTTGCAAAACAAAAAGAAGCAGATGATAATTATGCGGCGGCACAGGCACAAGTTGCACAAGCTGAAGCAATGGTACAAGATGTATCAAGACCACAATACTCAATTCAAGTTGCTGACCACGCTGAAACATCAGTTGGTGAAACAGTAGGCGACGAACATGCAGGTGCTAGTTATGAAGCTGGTGCAAGTGCAAGTTATGACGCAAGTGCAAGTGCAGGTTATGAAGTAACTGACCACAGCGTTGCAGTTGGTGCTGAAGCAAGTGTACACGCAGAAGCAAGTGCAAATGCAGGTGCTGAAGCTCACGCTGAACAAGAAATTGTTCCAGGTGTAGATGCACACGCTGACGCAAGTGCTGAAGCAGAAGGTAAAGTAAGTGCAGATGCAGAAGCACACGCAAAAGCAAGTGGCGGTTGGGACGGCAGTGATGCAACAGCGGCGGCAACAGTAGGTGCAAGTGCAAGTGCAGATGCAACAGCAACAGGATCAGTAGATGGTAGTGTTGGTGTTGATACACCCTTAGGTGATGTTAGTGTTGATGCAGGTGCAGAAGGTACAGCAGGTGCTCACGCTGAAGCATATGCAGAAGCAGGTGGACATGCAAGTGTTGGAGAACATGGAGTTGACGTAGGCGGTGGTGCTATTGCAGGTGCTAACGTTGGAGTTGATGCTGAAGGTTCAGCACACATAGGCGGCGCTGAAGTAAGTGGCGGTGCTGGTGCAAGTATTGGCGGACAAATTGGTGCTCAAGGTTCTGCACACGCTACATACGAAGATGATACAATCTCGTTTGGTATTGATGGACAAGCGGCTTTGCTAGTTGGACTAGATGTTGATGTGAATGTTGACATTGATATTGGACCACTAGTAGACGGTGCTAACGCTATTCTAAATGCAGGTGGAACAATGGACGAAGCATTGAACCATGTAACTGATGGAATTGATCAAGCACAAGCAGAAGCAATGAAAGTTGCAAACCAAGCACAAGCGGTTGCTAAACAAGGCGAAAAAGTTGCAAAACAAACTGTAGATGCATGTAACTCGGCAGTAAGTGCTACCGAAGATGCAATTAACCAAACTGGTCAAGCAATGACTGATGCGGCTAATGCAGTTGCACATTGGGGTAACGAAGTAGGTAAGTGGACTACAAGCGTATTTAATGCTAATAACGCTGTTAAAGCGGCTAACAGCACTATTAACGCATGTAACAGCGCCATTAATGCATGTAACAACACTATTAATCAAGCAAATAATGCCATTAATAGTGCAACAAAAGCTATCAATGATGCGGCTAATGCAGTTTCTAATACAGCTAAAAAGGGTTGGAAGAGTGTTAAGAAATTCTTTTCAGACTCACGCTTAAAAGAAAACGTTGAATTTGCAGGCAAAGTCAACGGTATTAACACTTACACATATAATTATGTGTGGAATAATGCAGTACAAACAGGTGTAATGGCACAAGAGCTATTAGAAACTAAGTATGCAGATGCAGTTGATACACACCCATCAGGGTATTATACAGTTAACTACAGTAAGTTACCTACTATAAACTAAGAAAAAACTAGAAAGGTTGTTCGATTTATTTTGGACAACCTTTCCTTTTGACTGATAAATAGTACAGTAGGAGAAATAAAATGAACCCTTTTGATCAATTTGGAATGGATCTAACAGATGTGTTAGCCCCATGGATAGCGATACTAATTAGTATCTCAGCGGCCTTTTGGTTTAAGGACTTTGCACATAATTTAATGAGCGGACTAAAGTTCAAAATGAATCCTGCGTTTAATGAAGGCGATCATATTATACTAGATGACACTGATGCTATCATAGTTAAAATAGGGTTGCGTGAAAGTGTGTTTGGAGTTTACGGTGATCGTGGTTATACTTGGAGATATATTCCAAATGATCGTATTAAGTTTCACAAGTTAGAAAAAGTTATCAATAAAAATCTACACTTGGATTCTGAGGCTGAAAAAGGTAGACGCTTACAAGAAATGATTGATCAAGCACAGAGTGCTCAGATTAAGAATAACAAAGATAACATAGAGAAAATTAAAAATGGAAAAAGAGATTAAAGAAATCAAAACTGATACCGAAGTGAAAGAAGATACTGCGGTAAAGAAAGTTAAATTCGAACTAGAAGTAGATACTAATGTAGTTGATAGTGGTAAGAACCCTTATATGCATCTTATCTTTTTAGCAAGGGCTGTAGATGCATGGAGAATTTTTCCAAGAATCTTTTTATCAGTTTACATCTACTTACTGTATGATGTTACAACATGGTTTATGAACTTACCAGAACCTAACTTAGAGCAATCGGGTTTGGTTAGTATTGTCGTTGGTGCAGGGGCGGCTTGGTTTGGTTTATATGCAGGTACTTCTAAGAAGAATCCAGACAAATAGAGCTTGACAACAGCCTAAGATAAGTATATAATACTACTATGGATTATTACGAACTTTTAGGCGTTCCAAGAAACGCTACAGAATCAGATCTTAAGAAAGCATACAAGAAACAAAGTATGCAACACCACCCTGACCGCAATGGTGGAAGTGATGCTAAGTTCAAACAAATTAATGAGGCATACTCAGCACTAAAGGATCCACAGAAAAGGCAAATGTATGACCAATATGGTACTGCTGATCCTCAACAAGCACAGGCACAACAGCAGAGTCATTTTTCAAATTCTTTTGGTGGTGCTAATTTTGAAGATATATTTGGACAAATGTTTGGAGGACAACCAAACATGCGTAGACAAATGCATAATCAAGATATAACTATTGCCGCAGATATTGATTTGGAAGATATCGTAAAAGGTAAAGATGTTATTGCTACATATAGGCTACCAAGTGGCAGAGAAGAAACAGTAGAGATTAAACTTCCACGTGGTTGTAGACCAGGAGATAGGATACGTTATTCGGGTATGGGTAGCGACTTACACCCACATGCTCCAAGAGGTGATTTGCACGTTCAGTTGCGAGTCAGAAGACACCCCGAGTACACTCAAGATGGCATAAATTTATATATAGACAAGAAGTTAAATTTATTTGATTTCGTTTTAGGCACAAACTTAACTATCAAAACAATCCACGATCGTACATTGAGTGTTAATGTACCAGCTGGATCTAACCCAGGCACAGTTTTTAGTATTGGAGGTCAAGGTTTACCTGACAGACGTTCAGGACAAACGGGCAACTTATACATTAAAGTATTAGGTGTAACACCTAAAATAAACGATGAGAAAATTAGAGAACAGTTAAGAAGAATACAAGATGAAACTAAAACTACTTAGATACCCAGATCCATTTTTAAACAAAAAGGTTGCACCTTTTGACTTTGATAAGCATGATGCTAAACAAATCGAAGCTGAGATGATTGAACTAATGACTAAAGAAAATGGTGTAGGATTAGCGGCAACACAAGTTGGTCTTGATGCACAAATATTCATTATCAAACCAGAAGGATTAGAAGGGTACGAAGACAATAAACCTTTCGCATTAATTAATCCTGTGATTACAGCCGTAAGTCAAGAAACTGTACTAGGTGAAGAAGGTTGTTTAAGTTTTCCATTATTGTTCTTTAAAGTTAAAAGACCAACAGGAATGGTAATAGAGTGTCTTGACTCTAGCGGTAAAGAGTGTACAATAGAGTTAGTAGGTTGGAATGCAAGAATTGCAGGACATGAATACGATCACTTATATGGAATCAACTATGTTGATCGTGTAAGTAAATTAAAACTCGACATTGCTAAGAAAAAGCAATCAAAATTATTAAAAAGATTTGGAGCCTATATAAAATAATGGTAGAACCTAGCGAAAATTTACAGAAAATATTTGACAAAGCATTAGATGTAACTAAGAAACTTAATCACGAATATCTTACACTAGAGCATTTGTTATTTTCAATGTTGTGCGAAGAAGACTTTTCAAACATTGTATCAGGATTCAATCAAGTAGATCCAGAATTCATGAAAAAGAATGTTGAGAACTTTCTTAAAACAAAGTGCAACGACTTGTTAATGACTGACATTGAAAATCTTCCTAAGAAATGGAAGCCTAAGAAAACACAGGCAGTAGAACGTGTACTAAACAGAGCGTTTACACAAGTGTTGTTTAGTGGTCGTAACAGTATTGAAGTTACTGATGTGTTCTTAAGTATGTTTAACGAAAAGAAAAGCTGGGCATTATACTTTATTAACGAAGTAGGTATTGAAAAAGAAAAGTTTGCAGACTATCTAAACAATGAGCTAGAAGCAAATTACGAAGATGAAGAAATGCAAGGCATGGCTAATCGTGCATTGCGTTCGTTTACAACTAATCTTAACGTTGATGCAGAAACAGGTAAGATTGATCCTGTTATTGGACGCTCAGAGGAACTTGAAAACATTGCACTAGCAATAGGACGTAGACAAAAGAACAACGTACTACTAGTTGGTGAACCAGGTGTAGGTAAAACTGCTATTGCAGAAGGACTTGCATACAATATTGTACAAGGTAACTGTCCTGAATTCCTTAAAGAATATAACGTATACAATTTAGACATTGGTAGTATGTTAGCAGGTAGTAAGTACAGAGGTGACTTTGAAGAAAGATTTAAATTAGTTATTGCTGGCCTTAAGAAGAAAGGCAAAACTATTATGTTCATTGACGAAGCACACATGATTAGTGGTGCAGGTGCAGGCGGACAAGGTCAATCAAACGACTTAGCTAATATGTTAAAGCCTATTCTAACAAAAGGTAATATTAAAGTTGTAGCAAGTACTACATGGGAAGAATATAGAAAGTTCTTTGAAAAAGATCGTGCATTGATGCGTAGATTTGCTCGTGTAAGTGTTGACGAACCTAGCAACGAAATTACTAGAGATATCTTACAAGGTATTAAAAAGTATTACGAAGAATTTCATAAAGTATCTATCACAGACGAAGCTATTGATACTGCAATTAAACTTAGTGTGAAGTATCAAACAGATAAGAAGTTACCTGACAAAGCTATTGACTTACTAGATGTAGCATGTTCAAGATTTAAACTTAAAGAAGAACCAAACAAAACAGTTGGTATGAAAGAAGTACAGTTTGAACTTGCTAAGATGGTTAACATGCCTAAAGAACAAATTATGGAAACTGAAACTAGCAACCTTGCTAACTTAAACCATAATATGAAAGCTGAGATTTACGGACAAGACGAATCAATTGATAGTATTGTTGATAAGATTCACGTAGCACAAGCAGGACTTAAAGCAGATAACAAACCAATTGGTTCATTTGTGTTTATGGGACCAACAGGTGTAGGTAAAACTGAAACAGCAAAACAACTTGCAAAACAATTAGGTGTAAAACTAATTAGATTTGACATGTCGGAGTATCAAGAGAAACATAGTGTTGCTAAACTAATTGGTTCACCTCCAGGATATGTAGGCTTTGAAGAAAATAGTGGCTTACTAATTACTAAAGTACAAGAGAATCCAAACTGTGTATTACTACTTGATGAAATTGAGAAGTCACACCCAGATGTAAGTTCATTATTGTTACAAATTATGGACAACGGATTTGTTACAGGTAGTAACGGTAAGACTGCTGACTGTAGAAACGTTGTACTAATTCTTACAACTAACTTAGGAGCCGCAGAAGCTGAAACTAATGCAGTAGGCTTTGGCGAGATGGAAAAAGATCACGATGATGGTGAGCTTAAAAAGTTCTTTGCTCCAGAGTTTAGAAATAGACTAGATGGTATTATGACATTTGGTAAACTAGACAAGAACACAATGATTAAAATTGTTGGTAAGTTCTTAGTTGATCTTAAAGTTATGTTAACTGACAAAGGCGTTGAAACTACTATATCAGACGAAGCTATTGACTTCTTAATTGATAAAGGATTTGATAGCAAGATGGGTGCAAGACCACTGCAACGTGTCATCGATAATGATATTAAAACTCCGTTGTCTAAAGTATTATTGTTTGGTGATCTTAAAAATGGTGGTACACTACATATTAATGTTAAAGATGGTGCATTTGATTTACAAACAGTAAAGAGTAAATCCAAGGAGCCAGAAACCGTTGATCAAAATTGACAGTACTAAATTATTCTTTGACAAATACAAGTATAAAGTTGATCTAAAAAATGCTTTAGGCTTTGTTTTTAGAAACAAGAACTTTACTTTAGCAAGAAAATCAATAGACGAAGCCATACTCCAATCAGATTCAGGTAATGTGAAATGGGGTGTTGGCTTACGTCAAATAGTTGTTAGCTCAGAAGATTTAGCAGACTTACAACTACTACTTTCAGAATTTACAACACAAAAAGAAGCGTTCACACTTCGTTGTGAACAGTATCACTTAGGTGTTTACACTAACAATTTTCAATGGTGCGAACAACTAGATAAAAAATTAAATGCAGTAACTACAGTACACATGCCAGTCAACGATGTGGATTTGCCAAAAGGTGTTATCATTAACGACACTATCAACTTTGCATATAAGATTACGCTTAACGGTACAAGTGATCCAAACTTAGCTGACTTCTGTATTAAGAATAGAGATAAGATTAAAGTAGGTAATCGTGTTTTAAGTGACATTAAACGTGGTTATAACTTGAAAGGTATGTACATGTATGTTAAAGATGAAGGCACTATAACACTAATTAGACTGTTCTTAAAGAAGGATTTGATGCGAATCGACAAAATAGTAAGTAGTAAAGATCTAGATAAATAACTATATGTCCAATAGTACAACAATATTAACAGCAAACACACACCCAGGGGATAGTTCAACACAGACTGTTACAGGTGATAAGTTTAAGGGAGACGGCTACTACGGTCGTGCAGATGGTTTCCATACTGTACAATATAACCTATTAGCTTTTAACGGAACAATTAAGATGCAGGGAACGTTAGCAGTAACGCCTACAGATAATGATTGGTTTGATATAACTAATACAGATGAAACAGGGTCCGATGGTAACTTCTTTAAAAACTTTACCGGCAACTTTGTTTGGGTTAGAGTGTTAGCAGTTTACACATCAGGAGCAGTAAATAGTGTACTGTTAAACCACTAGGAGATAAGATGGAACATTTTGTAAGAATAGTAATGGAGAAACAGGAAACGACTAAAGTATTAGACGAAAGTATCTTTCCTGATCAAAACATTTACGAAACTGAACAGGGTGGTAGTGCATGGGAAATTGCTTTACCAAGACAACTGTCAGAAGACGAATCAAACGAATATGCTGAGAAACTAGCAAACTATATGTTTGAACAAGGTTACGATGACTTTGATATTGAAATTAGTGCAGGACTTGGCGAAGATATTATTGAAGAAACATATGACGACGATGATGAGTTTTATGAGCAGTACGGCGTTATGCATTGGAACGAAGATGATGATCCAATGGACGAAGCAGAGTACCAAGGACGTAAAGTAAAACTTGGCAAGCCTATGCAAGGCGATGTTAAAAAATTTAAGGTATATGTAAAAGATCCTAAAACAGGTAATGTAAAAAAAGTAAACTTTGGACACGGCGGATCAAGTGTTAAAGGTAAAGCTATGAGCATTAAAAAGAATAATCCAAAAAGACGTAAGAGCTTTAGAGCAAGACACAACTGTGATAATCCAGGACCACGTACTAAGGCACGTTACTGGTCATGTAGGAAGTGGTAACATGAAGATAAACGAGTTTGCGGATATAGATCCAACGAAACAAAATGATTTAGGATTTGATGTCATCGGTGACATGCAAGTGTTTATGAAGAATGACCCAATGTTCTATCGCAAACAGTATTATCCAACAATGGCAAAACTACAAGATAAATTAAAAGGTGGCAGAAGTCCTGTACCAGATGACTTATCTAGTATGATTGACTCTTGCTGTAAACATTACTGTAATAAATTTGATATTCCTAAAGACCCTTCAAGACTTTTAACTAAAGAAGAATATAACTCATTAGCAGAAATAATCTGTAGCGAGGAAATGGAAGCCCTTAGAGACGGAGAGTACTAATGTTTTTACGTGAGCTGTTTGAAGCACCTAAGACTGCGGTGTTTGCATTTGGTAGAATGAACCCTCCTACAATAGGACATGCAAAATTAGCTGACGTAGTTAAATCACAAAAGGGTGATCCTTTTTTATTCTTAAGTCAAAAACAACATAAAAAAACAGACCCACTACCATTCCCAGAAAAGATGTATTTTGCATCTAAAAGTTTTCCAGGCGTTGAAGTAGGTGATCCTAAAGTAAACACTATTATAAAAGCTATGCAAAGTCTAGAAGCTAAAGGCTATACAGACATTATATACGTAGCAGGTAGTGACAGAATTCAATCGTTTACTAAATTATTAAATGATTACAACGGTAAAGACTATAACTTTAACAGTATTAATATTGTAAGTGCAGGCGAGCGTGATCCTGATGCAGAAGGTGCTGAAGGTATGAGTGCAAGTAAAATGAGAGCCGCGGCACAAGAAGGAGACTTTGATAGTTTCAAACAAGGTGTTGCTAATGCACAGATGGCACAGCAAATGTACGACCAAGTTAGAAAAGGCATGGGTATAGCACAAGACGAAAATGTTAAAGAATGGGTAGGCCCTGCATTAGGTGCTTTGAAGTACGGAAAACATGCACTTAAAATTGCTAAATGGCTTTACAATAATAAATGGGCAATTACATTCTTTGTAGGGTTGTGGAAAGTTGGCGGTTGGGTTGCTGATGCTATGGCATGGGCTAAACGTTTCTTAGATCATCCTGTTACAAAAGCATTAGGCACATATGGACTTCCAGCAGTAGGTATTGCTGTAGCATTATATGGTGGTAGAAAATTATATATGCAACTAGTAGATATGGAGAAGAAAGGCCTAAGCCAAGAAGAAATGGAAAAGGAACTTACAGAGTTCAAACCAGATACTTCAGAAGCAGATGCATTTGAAAAAGAGTTAGAAGAATTTAATGACAAATATTTTGCTACTGAAAGTTTAGACGAATATAGTGTAAAGCAACAAAGACCAAAACTTGATGTACTTAATAACATTGCTGATCGTAAAGACAGTAAACCTTTTCCGTTAAGTTATAAAGACACAGGTGGTGCAAGTAGCGGAGGTGAAGTATTAATTACTCCACAAGAAGCAAAGAAGTTTATTAAGTTTTACGATAGTAGAGCTGAAGATGAACAAGAGCTAATGCAAAAAGCACTAAAGAGTGTTAACGGTATTAAGAATTTATTTAATAACTTAAACATTAATGTAAGTGTTAAAGTACCAAACAATAAAGATATTTCAACACAAGACCCAATAGATAAACTTAGATCTAACTTAACTAAAGAAGCATCAAATAGTAACTTAGAACAAGACCTAATTGATATGTACAAAGGAGACGGCGAAGCTGGTCTTGCAATGTATATGGTTGACTATTTAAAGTTTACAGAAAAAGAAGTTTCACAAGCATTTAAAAAAGCAGGCGGTGATATTTATAAAATGATTAGTAACGTTGCCGCTATGAAAAGCGAAGGCGAAAAAATTCCTAATCCTAAAGATACATTTCTTACAAAGTCTGATACAGCATACGATTTCCTACGTGTAGGTAAAACTATTTCTAATTTAGATGCTGTAAAAAAAGGTGCAAACAGAGATGAACCAGATGTAATGATTGTTCCCTTTGGTGGTAAGAAAGAAAAACAACATCTTAAAAAAGGCCTTAAGCGTGTAGGTTATAAAACACAAGACGCTGGTAAGCCTGGAGATGATGCACACGTAGATGAAAACTTTGCTGATGGTAAGAAAAAAGGCAAAAGCCGTCCAGGTAGAGTAAAGAAGTCAGGTGCTAGTTGTAACGGCACAGTAACACAATTACGTAAACGTGCAAAGAACGCATCAGGTGAGAAAGCTAAAATGTATCACTGGTGTGCTAATATGAAATCAGGAAAGAAGAAATAATGTTCAGTCAACAATGTAAATTACACCTAGAAGAAAAAGGCGAAACAGGTTTACAGCATATGAAAGCCGCACTAAAGACCGCAGTTAAATTACAACTGTTGGTTCCAGCTTTAATATTACATAGTGTTGCTCCACGTTGTTTTACAGATACAGCATCACGAGTAATGAAAGATATTTTAGATGAACGAGATACAAATTGATATTGAGCATTACGTAAAAAAATTAAAAGAACACGAAGCTCGACGTGCTAGTTTTAACGAGCGAATGGAATATTGGAATGGATATAAAAACTCTACAGAGACTAGCAGGGATTAACGAGTTTTCAGGTTATACTGAATACAACGTTAATGAAAATCCTAGCATTACTGCAACTGCTCTAAAGAAGAAAGAAAAAGCAATGGGTGTTAAACCAGGTGATAAAGATTGGTTTAAACTTTGGTTTAGTAGACCTTATATGACTAACCAAAATATGCCACAGGGTTTTAGAGGAAGAAAAAAGAAATGAGATGGCATGAGATATCAGAAGGCGTAGGACGCATTGTAAAAGGTGTTAACACAACTCCTGATGTCGGAGTGGACCAAACTAGTATTGAAGCAAAGAAATTTGGTAATTCGGTTGACAAAGATGGAAAGCCGTTGTATACTATGCATAAGAAAGCACATAAGAATACAAAACCAAATACTTTATTTAATATGGGGATGACTGAGTCGCAAATAAAAGAATTAAAATCAAAAGAACTATCAGCAGTTAGTGAAATATACGTAGACATGGACGGAGTGTTAGCTGATTTCTTTCCAGCTTGGAAGAAGATAGTAGGTAAAGATTGGCGACAAATTACAGACATTGAAAGTGCATTACAAACAATTAGAGACAAAGATGATTTTTGGTTATCATTACCATTAACAAACAATGCTCAAAACTTATTAAACATTATTAAAGATCTAAAAGGCGAGTACAAAATATTAAGTGCTCCGTTAGCTAACGATCCTAAAGCAGAACCACACAAGCGTGAATGGGTTAAAAAGAACCTAGCGTTTTTTCCACCTAAAGAAGTTATTATATCCGCAGACAAATACAAGTGGGCTAAACAAGCTGATGGTACACCTAACATACTAATTGACGACTTTGGATCTAATATTAGAAACTGGGAAGCTAAAGGCGGAGTTGGATTTAAGCACAAAGATCATAAGTTTGAACGTACTGCTGGACTATTAAAGGATTACTTTAATAAGCCTGTAGAAGAACGTGAACTTAGCAAAGACGAAGATAAAGAAAAAGAACGCATAGTAAAGGGCATGAAAAAGAATAAAAGTGACTTTAAGAAGCGTTATGGCGACAATGCTGATGCAGTTATGTACGCAACAGCAACCAAGATGGCTAAATCAGGATAAATAATGTTATGTTAATACGTGAACTATTTCAAAAAGACCTAGAAGAAACTGCAACAGCAGGCGGTACAAGTGCAGGTGCTATAGCAACTGTGGCAAATCCAGTACATGCACATGGGCAAATACCACGTGATAAGAACGGTGTACCTAAAAAGAAGTCTAAGAAAAAAGCTGACGGCACAGTAGTCAATGCACTAGATGCGTCAGACAGTTTCTTTGGTGGCAAAGTAGCTAAACGATAAATACTATTAGAGAGATAAAGTGATGAAAATGAACAAAAAACAACTAAAAGAAGGTTTAGCAGACATGGCTTACAAAGCTGAGTCAGACCATGAAGTACAGATGGCTAGAGCTGAATTATACAAAATTGCAAAATACAGTATCAAACTACACGAAATGCTTAAAGGTGTTGACGAGTCAGCAGGCTTAGAAGGCTGGGTACAAAGTAAAATTACTAAAAGTGCAGATTACTTAGGTAGTGTTTATCATCACTTAGACTACCAATTTAAATTTGACGAAGTAGCAGAAGCAGTAACTGAATCTGAAAGAGACACACATTGTTCAGACAAGTGTTGTGGAGCAGATGTTAAAGCAGAAGACTGTGGATGTGCGGCAGACTGTAAAGGTTGTAACTGTAATGACCCTAAAGTATCCGAAGGCATTGATGCCATGAAAAAAGCTGGCAATGCAAAAGCTGACGCAGAAGCAAAAGACCGTAAAGCAAGTAAGAAAAAGAACGAATCATACAAAGAATCACTAGCAAGTAGACTAAGTGAAAAAGTTAGCTCATGCTGTGCAGACTGTGGCAAAGATAGTTACACTACATTAAATCTTTCAGATGAAGAATTAGATGAAGTAGCTGGTCCTGATAAATGTTGGAAAGGCTATAAGAGAGCTGGAACACAAAAAGGTACTGGTAAGAATGCAGGCAAACGTGTTAACAAGTGCGTAAAGGCATAACATGAAAATTACGGATCTAATGGAAGCACCTCCCGGAGGTTGGCTTAATACCAAAGCAGTACTAGGTAAAGCAGACGACTTGGTTAGAAATAATCGTTTAGGTAAAGGCATGGCTAATACCAACACAGCAATTTCTAAAAAGTTTGGTGGCGCTCATGGTAACAAAGCACCAATTGATCCAGAAGGTGGCATTGACGATAAAGAAACAGATGATTGGATTGCAGGCAAAGGTACTAAAGATACTAAAGATGCAAAACCAAAAGCACCAACAAAAGATACTGGTGCAAAACCTTTAGACAAAGCACCAACAACAGAACCTAAATCAATTGATGATTTAAAACCAGGTAGTGCATACAACGATGGCACAGCAACTTGGACATGGACTGGAACAGATTGGTCCGACGGTGCAGTTAAACTAGATCCTGCAACAGGATTTAAACAATTTAAAAAATCTAAAAACAAATTTGTAAAAGAAGGTCCATTTAAAGGTGTTGGCAAAGCCTTGATGAAGAGAAAGCTCAACAAACAATATAAAAAAGCAGACCTTGCAAATTTTGATAAATCAGGAATAGACACAAAAGGAAAAACTCCTGATGAAGTCGGGCAAATGAAGTCAGATTACTATCATGACAATATGGATAAGGCTGATAGAGCAAAAAAAGCCAAGGACCGGTTATCAAGAAATAAAAAAGTAAAAGAAGCACCTGGTGCGGCGGCTCCAGCAGATGCAAAACCAGATCCAAAACAAACACAACAGGTTGCACAAAAAGCAACAGCATTAAAAGGTGTTGTTGGTGGTAAAGCAAGTGGTGCTCAAATTGCAAAAGGATTAGATAAAGTTGCGGCAGGTGAAACATTACCGCCAAACATTATTAAAGCGATTGCTCCATATGCAACTGCTATTCAATCTATGATGTCAAATCCTCAACTGTTTGGTAAGTTCAAAGCACTTATGAAACAAGCTGAAGCTGGACAGAACCAGCAATAACAATACCGTAAACACCCCTACATAAATAATTGCATGTTCATACCAAACAGGCAAAATCTAGAGTTCAAAGAATCTGCTGACATCTATACCCACGTATATGATGATTTCGAAACACTCAATCCAATACTAGCTGAAAAAATTAAAGCTAGAGGCGATTGCCAATTTCGAAAAACAAACGTTAAAGCAGATATGACAGAATGGACAATGTTTAAGGATCCTGACTTTCAAAAGATTATTAACTTTGCTATTGATGTTGTACAAAATGGTCTTGAACATATGGTTGGTGGTGAATATCAAATAACAGATTGTTGGGGTGCAGTATATCAAAAAGGCGATAGTTGTAGACCACATGCACATCATCCTGCTATTTGGAGTTTCGTTTACTATGTAGACGCAACACCAGATGATGCACCTTTGGTATTTCCAACAAGTAGTAATGCAATATTTCCAAATTCAGGACTTATAATAGTATTCCCAGGTTGGGTAACACACGAAGTACCAGAACAAAAGAATGATAAAGAACGAATAGTAATAGCAGGTAATTTAACAATTCATCGTACACAAGCGGAATAAAGTTGTTGACAAGCAATAATAGTTCGTGTATAATGTACATAACAATTAATTAAGGAGTTGATATGAGTGATAGAACATATGGCGCTGAAGAAAAAGCCAAACTAGAAAGATTGGTTAATGAAGGCGTAACAGTACTACAAGAAGTAGAAGATCTAAACTTAGGTCTAAAAGATACTGTAAAAGCAGTAGCAGAAGAACTAGACATTAAGCCTAGTCTTATTAACAAAGCAATTAAGATCGCACAAAAAGGTGAATGGCATAAAGTTGCTGACGAATTTGATGATTTAGAAACACTAGTAGCCACAGTTGGCAGGGACAAATAATTTTGAATAGAGCAATCGACTTTTTTAAAACAAGCTATAGGCTAAGCCCTGTTGCATTCTATTGCGAAATGATTGAGGCATTGTTCTTAATCTCAGCAAGTGCAATATTGAGCTTTACTATATTAGATCCCGCAACAACAATATTTGTACCATTATATTTGGTTGGAAGTTTATTGGGTATTGTTAGTGCAGTTATTAGACAAGCGGCATTTGTAATTATACTTTGTTCTTGGTTTTCAGCAATGAATCTTTGGGCATTAATACAGTTGTTCGTAATATGAAATATATGGTTGACATAGATCAAACAATCTGTTATAATAGTAACAGTGAATATGAATTTAGTGAACCAGATGTTCAACGTATACAACATTTCAATAAGTTGTATAATGAAGGCAATGAAATACATTATTGGACTGCTAGAGGCGGTACCACAGGCAAAGATTGGAGTGAGCTTACTAAAGACCAATTTGCTGAATGGGGTGTACTATACACAACATTGAGTTTTAGAAAGCCACACTATGACATTTGGATAGACGACAAGGCAAGAGAGGCAAATGAATATTTTAGAGAGATTAAAGAAGAAGGTAATCGTCGGCCATAAGCGACAGTATTGGTTTTTGTCAGCCCCAAGTGACATGCGAGGAGTAAAAATATGAGTTATGTAGACGCACAGTTCGATCGTGATCAGGATTTGATCAGAGTAGTCGAACGAAAAGATGGTAAGCGTTCTTACGCAGAATACCCAATCAAATACACATTCTATTATAAAGATCAACGTGGTAAGTACAAAAGTATTTACGGTGATCCATTAAGCAGAATCGTTGCTAAAAATACAAAACAGTTTCGTAAAGAACTAGCTATTAACAATACTAAAGAATTGTTTGAAAGCGATATCAATCCAATCTTCCAATGTTTAAGTGAAAACTATTTAAATGCAGATTCGCCTAAGCTGAATGTTGCGTTCTTTGATATTGAGACAGACTTTGATCCAGAACGTGGCTTTGCTGATCCAAGTGATCCGTTTATGCCTATTACTGCTATTAGTGTACACTTACAATGGTTAGATACATTAGTTACATTTGCTATGCCTCCAAAAGGCTTAACTATGGAACAGGCAGAAGAAGAAGTTAAAGATTTCCCTAACACATACTTGTATGAAAAAGAAGGCGATATGCTAGAAGCATTCCTTGACATTATACAAGATAGTGATATACTTACAGGTTGGAACAGTGAAGGTTATGATATTCCGTATACTGTCAACCGTGTAAAAAGAGTTTTAAGTAAAGATGATACAAGACGTTTTTGTTTGTGGAAACAACTTCCTAAAAAACGTGAGTATGAAAAGTATGGTCGTAAAGCAGAAACATATGATCTAGTTGGTCGTGTACATTTAGATAGTTTAGAATTATATCGTAAGTATACATATGAAGAAAGACACACATATAGACTAGATGCTATTGGTGAACTAGAAGTTGGTGAAAACAAGACTGTATACGAAGGTACATTAGATCAACTTTATAACAACGACTTTAAAACGTTTATTGAATACAACAGACAAGACGTTGCACTACTAGACAAACTAGATAAGAAACTAAAGTTTATTGACCTTAGTAACGAACTAGCACACAGTAACACAGTTTTACTACAAACTACTATGGGTGCAGTTGCAGTTACAGAACAAGCTATTATTAACGAAGCACATCACAGAGGTATGCAAGTTCCTAACAGAGTAAAACGTGAGCCAGGTAGTGATCCTGCCGCAGGTGCCTATGTTGCATTTCCTAAAAAAGGTGTACACAAGTGGATTGGTAGTATGGACTTGAACAGTCTGTATCCTAGTGTTATTCGTGCATTGAATATGGATCCAGCAACAGTTGTTGGACAACTACGTCCAGACTTAACTAACGCAATGGTTGAAGATGCAATGACGCTTCAGAAGAAGTCGTTTGCAGGTGCTTGGGAAGGACGCTTTGGTACTATCGAATACGAAGCAGTTATGGAGCAAAAGAAAGACGTTAGTATTACTGTTGACTTTGAAAACGGTGAAAGTGAAATACTTAGTGGTGCTGAAGTATACAAATTAATATTTGATTCGCACAAGCCGTGGATGCTAACTGCTAACGGAACTATATTAACTAACGAGTTTGACGGAGTTATTCCAGGACTACTTAAACGTTGGTATAGTGAACGTAAAGAATTGCAAAAGCAAAAAGGTAAAGCTATTGATGCCGGCAACAAAATTGAACAAGCGTTTTGGGATAAACGACAGCTAGTTAAAAAGATTAACTTGAACAGTTTGTATGGTGCTATTCTAAATCCAGGTTGTAGATTCTTTGATCCACGTATTGGACAATCAACTACACTAACAGGTAGAGCTATTGCAAAGCACATGAGTGCAGAAGTAAACAAAGTTATTACAGGCAAATATGATCATGTAGGCGATAGTATTATCTATGGTGATACAGATTCTGTTTACTTTAGTGCCCACCCTGTACTAAAAGAAGATATTAACAAAGGTGCTATTCCTTGGGGTAAAGAAAACGTTCTTAAACTTTATGATCAAATTTGTGAAGAAGCAAATGAAACATTTCCAAAGTTTATGATGGAAGCATTTCATTGTCCAAAAAGCAGGTCGGACGTTATTGCGGCAGGTAGAGAAATTGTTGCAGAGTCAGGCTTGTTTATTACAAAGAAACGTTATGCGGCTTTGATTTATGATAACGAAGGCGAACGTATGGACGTCGACGGTAAAGTAGGTAAAGTAAAAGCAATGGGTCTTGATCTTAAACGTTCAGACACTCCTGTGTTTATGCAAGACTTTTTAAGTGAACTATTGCTTATGGTACTTACAGATAAAACAGAAGCTGAGATACTTGAGAAGATTACAGAATTCCGTACTGCATTTAAGCTACGCCCTGGCTTTGAAAAAGGTTCGCCTAAACGTGCAAACAAGATTGGCGAGTATCAACGTAAAGAAGCAAAGATGGGTAAAGCTACTATGCCTGGACACGTAAGAGCAAGTATCAATTGGAATACACTTAAACGTATGAACGGCGACAAGTATTCACAAGAAATTGTAGACGGTATGAAAGTTATTGTTTGCAAACTAAAACAGAATCCATTAGGATATACAAGTGTTGCGTATCCAACAGACGAACTCCGTATTCCGGACTGGTTCAAAGAACTACCGTTTGATGATGACGCAATGGAATCAACTATTATTGACAACAAACTAGATAACTTGATTGGTGTGTTGAACTACGATATCTCAAGCACATTACAGAACAATACATTTAGTTCGTTGTTTGACTTCGGAGAATAATATGGCTGTACATGGAATGATAGATTTAGAAACACTAGGCGTTGAGCCAGATAGTGTAATCATAACTCTAGGTGCTATCAAATTTGATCCGTACACTAATGAAGATCCTCATAGTGGATTATACCTACGTTGTGACATCGAAGAACAAAGTGAAAAGCTAGGCAGAAGTATTGACGACAATACTCTTGCTTGGTGGACTAAACAAGATCAAAACATTCAAGACGAAGCATTTGGTGAGCATGAAGATCGAGTTAACATGGATCAACTTACAAAAGCAATTAATAAATTTTGTGTAGGTGTTGACCAACTATGGTGTCAAGGTCCATTGTTTGACTATGCAATATTACAAAACTTATATAAGAATATTAACAAGCCTTGTCCTTGGAACTTTTGGCAGATTAGAGATAGTAGAACTATCTTTAGTATGATGCCTACAGATCCACGTAAAGCAATACAAGAAGAACTGCACAATGCTCTAGCTGACTGTTACTATCAAGCTAAGTGTGTACAACAAACGTTTAAAGCATTTGGAGTATCTAAGTGAGAATACTACTAACAGGACATAAAGGTATGGTTGGAACAGAGTTGTATACTGCTCTAACTAAAGAACATCGTGTTATTGGTATTGACTTAAAAGACGGCAATAACTTACTAGACTGTTCGTTAGACTTCGAAGTTGATCTAGTAATTCATCTTGCAGGCGAAAGCGGAATACCAAAAAGTTTAGAAGAGCCTGATTTGTATTTTCAACACAATGTAATAGCAACCAAAAGATTATTTGATCATTTTAAAAATACTAGAATATTATATGCTAGTTCAAGTACTGCAAAAGAACCTAACAGAAATCCGTATGCTTTAACCAAACATACAGTTGAACGCATTGCACCACATTCAAGTCTAGGTATGAGATTTACAACTATATACAGTAACAACTCAGAACTTAGGCCAAACATGTTAATACCTCGAATTATACGAAATGACGTACCACACGTAACGAATCATAAAAGAGACTTTATTCATGTTGCTGATATTGTAAGTGCAATACTTACATTAATCAAAAACGAAGATGTAAAAGGAGTTATTGATATCGGAACTGGCAAAAGCCAATCACTAAAAAGTATTTTAAAAGAATTTGGAATGAATCCACAAATGAAAATGGATACTCCCAATGAAAGAGCTGATAATGTTGCTGACATATCAGTATTACAAGGCTTGGGTTGGAAAACAACAATTGAGCTAATACAATTCTTAAAAGACAAGAAAGAGCTTGACTTTTCAGAAAAACCTAAATATAATGTATATAACTAATGGAGAAATGTTAAAATGAAAGATATCTTACAAGACGTTGTTGCTCATACACATTCACTAGGATTTTTAACTTTAGTAAAAGTTACTGGTGAAGATGCCGCAACGACAATCGAATCAATGGCAGAAGATAGAAGTGTTATCTTAACTGCTACAACAAAGGCGGCAGTAAACGAATTTAAAGGAACCTTTGGTATGCCTAACTTAGATAAGTTAGCACTACACTTAAAAAATCCTGAGTATCAGAAGCAGTCAAAGATTACTGTAGAGCAACAGGAACGTAACGGTGAAACTTTGCCTACACACTTGCACTTTGAAAATGAAGCAGGTGACTTTGAAAATGATTATCGCTTTATGAATAAAGCAATCATTGATGAGAAACTTAAAACTGTAAAGTTTAAAGGTGCATCATGGGACGTAACTATTGAGCCTACAATGGCTTCAATTACTAGAATGAAATTGCAAAGTGCGGCACATTCAGAAGAAACTACATTTACAGTTAAAACTGAAAATGATAACTTAGTGTTTAGTTTTGGTGATGCTTCGCAACACGCAGGTTCATTTGTATTCCAACACGCAGTTGGTAGTGAATTGAAACATGCTTGGAGTTGGCCTGTAGCACAGGTACAAGCTATTTTAAATCTTGATGGTAAAGTAACTATGAAGATTAGTGATCAAGGTGCAATGGCATTAAGTGTTGATAGTGGTTTAGGTCAGTATGACTATATTCTACCAGCACAAACAAAATAAGGACTTTATGACAAGTGTTGATATTAATGACGATGACAAAACATTTGAAAATGAACAAAGTACAGTAACTATACCTCTTAAGGAGTATGACAGGTTGAGAGAAAA